ATGAAAATCCATAAGCATCGTATGACTGGAACCCGTTTTAGTTTAAGAACTTCAATTTTCCATCTAAATTTCCCTATTTCCACCAATCTTAGTCAACCACTGCGACAGGGTCGACAAGATTTGTCAATAGAATACTCTCTAATTCATACATTATAGCCCAAAGTTTTCCTGATTGCCATACATGCCACTAATAGCGCTGTGTCAGCCTTTTTGATTATAACTTTTATATGAATTTATATACTTCTGTATAGTTTTGCTACTTTTTCTGCTACTTTTTTAGGCATTAAAAAAGCCCCTACAGGATAGGGGCGGGGAGAGAATGTATTCAACCACTGAAATACATTCGCTATAAATACGCAGAAGAGACTTATCTCTTCAAGTAGTATATTACAATGTTTTTAAATCATTTTCAATGGCCTTTATAAAAACTTAAAATAAAAAAAGAGAGGGCCCGTGAAAGGACCCTCCCCAGACAAATGGACTCCAGCAAGCGAATTGCTTGCAAAAATATAACAATGGGAAGTGAAGGGCACAGGCCCTCTATTTCTCATCTTACATCTTTACTTACTGAATATCAACAGATACAAAAAAGAGGACCCAGGGAAGGAAAGGCCCTCTTTAGACAAAAGGTGTAACAAGCGATTGCTTGTAGAAACATAATAGTTGGAAAGTGGAAGGATAACCCCTCCAGTTCCAATCATACATTTTTATTTAATAAATATCAACAGGCCCCTTTGTATTCCTATTCTTCTTTCTTGTTAATGACATAAACCACACCATCAAGGCAAACTTCGTTAGGAGCTAATTCAGGACGATCACCACCAACAGGTTGTTCTTCCACTGGTTCAATAACCTCTTCATCATCTTGACTTTCCACTAACTCGTTAACCTTCTCTTGCACGCTGACAGCGTTATAACCTGCTTTATGAAGCTTCTCAGCACGTTCAGGGTTATTGCCCCACTCGCCATCTAAGACTTGTTGTGCGACATCATATTCACTTACATAGTCGTCTAGCTTCACAATGTCTCGTGCCCAAACGTTATGGGTGCTATCATCACTTTTAATGGATACAGAACCATCAGTGTTTAAAACGTCCACTGTCCATTCTTTTTCAAAGTCATCAGCGGTCATAGCATGAGCTGGTTCAACAAAAGCTGGGTTTTTAGCTTTAATGTCTACTCGTAACTTCACTTTGTCGCCCACAGCAAAGCCTGTTTCACGACCATCACTATCAGCCTTCACAGCATAATGTCCCTTATTAGGTTTCTTCACGCTATCCTTAGTGTCATACTGTGGACGAGCATAACCCACAATGTAGCTAGCGTTATACGGATAGGTCACACGGCGAACCGCTGGTGGATTCCCAGTATTCCCTTCAATTGTGTGAACATTCACGCCGTCATAGCTTTCGACAATACCGATATGATCTGCCCAGCCTGCGCCATAGCCTTGCCAGTCGTAAATGATAATGTCGCCTGGTTGTGGCTTCACTCGACCTAGCCAGATTCCTTTTTGTTTCAGGATTACTAAGTGACGTTGCACGCCACATTCACGACCAATCAAGTGGCTACCTTGGGTGACATCAAACAAGTGAGTGACGAATACATCGCACCAATCATCATGATAAGTAGCGGTATGACCTACAGGTTTTGGACTGACCTGGTTATACATGTCCACAATATTCTTATGGGTTTGACTATACTTGGTTGTCCCTAATAAACTTTGAGCATAATCAATGACGTGTTCAACTAACATCGGTTCAGGCATTGAACGAACTCCTTTCTCAATATCAAAACGTTTCAAATCATAGGTGTTTAGAATATTTAGTAACTTGCTAGCGTATTTCGTATCAGTCGCATAAGTGCCCTGTAAAGCTCGGCATTGATCTTCAGGGGTTTGAGCCGCCACCACGCCGCTATAAATTTGGGTGAGACCTGGTGTACTAGTGAATAATTCATCATGATCTTTCACTGATGCTTCCATGTCTTTATACACTCGGAAGTCATCGATCACTTGGTAGTAATTCCCTGCGCCATCATCTTCTAAGGTGTTTAAAGAAACACCGCCGCCTTTAATACCAAAGAAATTATTATATTTTTTCGCCAAGTCCGATTGCCCATAGCCGCTTTCTAGGCAAGCTTGAGCAATAGTGGTACTAGCGAATGTGTTCTTGTTATAGCGTTGAGCATAAGGCGCGATCTGATTAATGAAATCTTCTTTATAACTCATTTGGATAACTTCCCCTGTTCTTTGTCTAACTCTAATACAGCGGATTCAATGGCGGTCTGTAACTCGGTAAAGTTAATATGCACGCCCTTATTAGCGAGCAACACTTCAGCCCGATTAATGGCCATCTCAAACTTTTCTTTCCCTGCTTTTTGCCAGCCCATCTTTTCAGCATAGGCCACAGCGTCAGAAATGACTTGGCTGATAACTTTTTGCTGTTCCCTGGTGGTGTTAGCTTCATAATACTGTTTAGCATAGCTTGCCACTTGTTGGGCTAGGTAAGCGAGGAATACCCCAACAATGGATAACACTGCTCGGGCAATGGTGGTGATTACATAACTATCTAGTACATCAAACATTTATCTTTCTCCTTTCAGGCGATCTTCGATTTGTGCTATTCGATTTTGTAGATCGTCAATTGTCTTTTTAAGTGCTTTGTTTTCTTTGCAGAGCCTTTTATTTTCCTCTTTGAGTTCATCGTTCTCTGATTGTAAATCATCACGTTCTTGGTCTAACTTCTCGTTTTCCTTTTCTAATTCAGCGACCTTGGCACTAAGCTTTTCAATACGGTTATCTAGGCGTTCGATTTCACCAGTGAGTCTTTCGTTCAAGGTATCATAGGTTGATAAACGGTTAGCGCCTACGTCTGATTGATTTTTAACCCAGTAACCAAACCATGCGACAGACGCTGAGATTAGGGCAATTAGAATGTCTTTATCCACCTCGCCAATCACCCGTACTTAGTGTGGCTAAAGTCAAAAGACTAATCCCTAAACACAGTGCCCAGCCACCGTTTTGTACTGGGTGAATGACATAAAGTGCAGCAATCCCTGCCCATAATGCAGCAATGCCAATAACGCTCCATGACTTTCCTTTAGGTCGATTGGTCGAGTTTGACCAAATTAGCCAAGTCGGTAAAACGAAACAAGCTAAAATTAAAAGCCACCTCGTTGGCGGCTCAATTAAACGAATATAGGTGTTTCGCTGTAGAATCAACGAGATCCCAAAGAGAACCGTTGTTAGTGCTAAAGCATAAGTATAAGCGTTCTTCCTTATATTTTGCATTTCTCACACTCCTTCCTAAACACAAATAGAGTAACTACTGAATGATCTTCCAGTTTTCAGGTGAGTCATCAGGACTGTAGGCATTGTCATCTACAATAGATTCATACACTTCTCCATTAAAGATTATTTTATCTCCCTGACTGTATGTGTCGTGGCTACCAGTGGGTTGGACAAAGTCTTTAATCACCTCTGTACCGTCATCTAAGCTATCCTGTTTGACTTCTGTGTAAAGAGCTGGTGTATCGCTTGGCAACCAGTCTGCTTGGCTTGTGTGATCGCTAAGGACTTCGTATTGCGTTCCATCAAAGTTAACGATCATGCCCTCTGTATAATCAGTGTCTGGTTCCCAATCAGGGTACTTGCTTTCAATTTCTTCTTTTTGATCATCGGTTAAATCTTTAGCGTTAATCAGTTGTTTCAAGTTTTCGGTTTCGATCTCAACACTGGATAGGCGTTCGTTAAGCGATTCAGTCGCTTGACTGACAAGGTCTTCCAGTTGGCTTTGTACCTTAGTGAGCGCTTCATCACTCACTGTGGCTAAGTTATCTTTAAATTCTTGCAAAGCACTGGTGGCCTGATCCACTTGGGCTTGAGCCTTCTCGACAATCTCTGTTTGGTATTGTTCAGGTTTTAAATTGCGGTAGTGTTGCTTGAGTGCTGCCTCCACTTGGTAGTCATCACTATATTCAGTCACATCTTCTGGCAAGGTGACGCTTAGGTTTCCTGTTTCATCACCACTCAATTGCACGGTCACTATGCATCCCTTTTGTTCGGGAGAGTTTGGATTAGGATACAACTTGTAGCTATTCAAATAGGTATAGGTTGTGGCCATTATTTGTCATCTCCTTTATCAATAATTGGTTCGAGTACGAGTAAATCTGCGACTGAAATCTCTAACGGTTCAAGATCTTTTTCGTTAATCCTTGGCAAAGATACATCTTGTTCAACTTTTAGGATCTCTTCGTTTTCCTCGCTTTCTTTCACCTTTCCATCTTCCTTAAACTCTAATGACTCAATGACAGTCCTTGCTTCTTCGCCAACTGCCTTGGTTAACTTTAATAATTTAAATTTAAAAGCACCCGCAATCTTTTGTTGAGCGAGTGCTTGTAAAACGTTGTGAATGTTAATAAGTTCCACGTTGCTTAATTTCATTTTGCAATTCCTCCATCTCTTGTTCCAGGTTCTCTACACGTTCAATCAATTCTTGGTTAGTCAATAAGTTGAGGTAAGTCACATCGCTTTGTTTAATGGATAAGTAATGATTACCGCCACCACTAAACGTTGTCGCTTCGCCAGCATATTGAGCAATGATCCCAAACTGTTGGCCATCAGGTTTCCCTTCATTATGTTTATTTTCTTTATTCCATTCAAAATCAATGACGTGTTGCTGCTTCGTCCATTCGATCCCTTTGCGGTGAGTTTCTCGGACATTCTTCTTAAGCCTTATATCAGATTCGCCCACAACATCATAGCCGCACATATCCAAGTTGTTATAAAACTCTGCCACACCAGGATAGAATTTATAACCTACAGTATCTTGCGCAACAATGTTAACGCCCCATCTTCCGCACACATTTAGCCATTGCTTCTGATTAGTTCCATTAGTCGGTTCATAGACTTCTGTGCCACTAGTTCTAAACTTAATACCGCCAGAGTTTTCAATATCATAGGTATGCATATTAATGTTATTGCGCATATCTAGCCAACTATCAATCGCTACTGAACGTCCAGTGCGTTCCCTATTGTCGCCAACGGTCATAATTCGAGTGTAATGTTTATCAGAGCTATTATATTTCTTTGACCATGACATATATCGATTAGGTTGAATTTGGAAAGAGATCCCTTTTAAGCTAGGGTCATCAGCATCTTGGGCGGCACCAATATTTCCTATGTGACGAACCCCGTCATAAAATTCCATACCGTCAGATCCTAACCGCATATATTTTCCACCCATCTGATTAATGACCATTCCCTGGCTATCAACCGTGGTATAAGAGTTAATCCCGTTCCATAACGATTTAACGAATTGTGACGTTAAGCCTATAATGCTGTTAACACTCAAGCTAGAGACTTTAGCGTCTGTAATGGCTGCGTTAGCGATTTGAGCAGTACCAATGGTTCCTTTTCTAATATGAGCGGATCCATCAAGAGTGAAGTCACCATGCACGGAAACGTCCCCATCTAATGCAATATGTTCCCCTTGAAGCCTTAGGTTACTATCATCTAAATTGATTTGACTGATCAAGTCGCCAGTACTATTTAGATGGTTAACCGCCCATGAATTAGCGGTCTGATTAACAATTGTGTTGCCATCGACAATATCATTAATTCTGCGGCTAAAGGCGTATGAGGTTTGCGCTTGTTCGAGGAACGTTCCCACCATAGCATTTGAAATTGAAAGGTATAGCCCTAGGTCACTTTCCAACATGGACGTGCTTGTCCCTTGCTGGTTGTCAAAGTATTCAGTTAAGGTACTTCGCAAAGTATCTTTAGTCATGCGAGTAATGTCGCCATTCTCATCGGTCACAAATTGTTGTAGATTATCAATGTGACGAAAGGCAGCACCTAGCATGGATTCCGTATTGGTGTTTTCTTCATAATCAGTGAAGCGCGAGCCTTTTTCAACTTGTACTTGTTTCAGCACCCAGTCACCAATTCCACCACCATGTTGATAAGTGAAAGTGTCATTCTCGTTTTTAGGACGTACTACATCGACATGACGCTGGTGTTCAGTCTGAATTGCTTTATTAAATAACTCGACCATCTATGCACCTCTCAATTCATAGACGTGTAATGTGTATGATGGATAAGTGGTAGAAGTGTTATAGGAGAGTCCTTCATCATAACCGCTAGCCATTAAGTTACTACCTTTTTCAATGATTTTATTGTTATAAGAATCACCATAATCTTTGCTGTCGTATAACCCTGAAGGCATTCCACTGCCATAGGCATAAAAGGAAGCATATTTTGAAATATCAGTCCCGCCAATAAACTCAATTAGATAGAACTTATCGGGATCTGGTTTAGTTCTCCAAGGCTGGTAGTAAAACATCAGGCCTTTGACTGGTAAGAATGAAAGGATATTCCCAGCAACCTCCATCTCTTCTACGTAAAGTCGATATTTTAAAGTACCCATATCGTCACCAATAGATAACCCTCTATTATAAGCACTACTATATAACTCACCACCAAATGCACCAACAGGTAGATCTGAAGCTGGACACAACAAATCTTTTCCATAAATTCCATGTCTGTAAACGTTATCAGTTACCTGTGAAGTATCAACATTAGCACTAACTATATAAGGGGTATCAGCACTAGGCTGTTCCTCCCAAGTCTGAAACCAGCGTCCAGATTCGGAACCATATGCTGTACCAAGAATGCTTCGTTTCTTCGTACCATAATAAATGATGGTGTTCTTAGCGGGATATATGACTTCAGATCGTGGATTACGTGAACGTCCAGTCTTGGAACCATTCATGAATTCATAGGATTGGATATAGTCTTTACGCCCTTCATAACCTTGTTCAGTTCGGGTTTCCCCTTCATACATATTGCTGTCAGGTTGACGAACAGTGGTGAAGGGCAACCATTCAGTTCGTTCGACTTGTTCAACCCACATGACGTGAGCGGTTCCTTTGGTATAGATTTCCTGAACCATAGGTGTAGTGACTTGATTAGAATGATTCCGTGTTTGGCCTGTGAACTCGCCATCAATATATTCCTCTTGCCAATAATAAGTCTGCTCGCCTACTGATCCTTGACGAGTGACGGCACTATCATCAGGTCGCACGTTTTTATCTTCAACTGTTTTACGCGTAACAGGAATCTTTTCAGTACGGTTCTTGTCCTTCCAAACACCAGGTTTGCGAACCAATTGGAAGTTTAGGTTATGTGTTGGTGTGCTAGGGTTCAGATGGACTTCCCGTTCTTGTGTGTAATAAAACTTTTTACTGACTTTCACTTTATAAGGTTTGTCACTGTATTTTCGTTTATAAGTTGGCAAGTGTTATCCTCTCCTTTCTAGCCACCACTCACTTGAATTATTGCTGCGGTATCGACCGTCACGTTAATTGTGCCTTGACGAGTTATTAATGTTAAAGGGTGGTGAGTATCTTCAGTCACTCGAATTCTTTTCGTATCATTTTCATACCAATCGCTTGTGACAGTAATGGTGTAGTCGCCCCATTCAGGGTGGTCTTCAAAAGTGTCGTCATAATAAACATTCTGAACAACCTTATCTCTTTCATTGCTATAACTATGCGTTGGGTATTCTTTATGATCGGGTGTTATCTTTACTTGAATCGGTTTCAATAATCATCACTCCTTTAACTTAACTTTTCTAAGGTGACCCAATGGACGGTTGATTTGCCAGATTGAGTGTTATACATGGCATATAACCTTAGCCCTGTATCATCTTGGCCATATTCTTTAACTTTACTATGAGGTCGATAGGTAAAATCTATCGAATAATAATTGCCATCATTTACGCTTTGATTAGCTTGTTGTCCCCAGCCGGCCATATCATAAACCGCTAAAGAGGTTTTAGTTCTAGGAATGTTTGCTGCTGCATTTAATCGGTATCGAGATCCAACAATTAAAGGCTCGGATAATTTGATTTCAGCAATTTGATATTCTTGATCAAGCTTATCTACTTTACTAACCAAATTATCCACACATACATGGAAACCCACACTCGCTTTAGGACGTTCGACAAATTCAGGAACATAAGAAATGGCATACTCATTACCGAGCGACCAGCCTTCGCCATTGTGGCTAAAGGTTTCTGATTGTTCTTCTAAGGTGATGACTTGGCGGTTACTAGTGATTTGATCAGTTTCAGGTTTGCCTGTTTCATCATCGAAAGTGAGTAATCGGTTCTTGGAATACACCCATTTACCATCGTCACCAACAATGTTATATGTAGCGTCCACACGGTCACCAAACTGTTTGGTTCGTTCAGCAACCTCTCGCATATCATCTAACATCTTCTCGGCGTTCTTCCGATCCTTTTCAGCTTGTTCAGCAATCTTTTCATTCTGTTCTTGCATTTCATTAAGCTTGCGTTCGAGGAACTCTGTGCCCTTGTTGAAGGGGTGTTCCACCCAGTCCGCCAGTTCTGCGTCCCAGAGATAGAAGCCACCTTCTTCATCGAACCAGATATCGCCATGTTTAAATTGGCCAGTGGGTTCATACTTGGAGTAAATCACCTTGTTCCCCATACCATTTAACATGACATGCGTGGTGGTTTCTAGGCGTTCGTTCACGTTGGAAGTAATGTTATTAATCTCTGTCTTGAAATTGCTTAGTACCCCTTGTGAAGCGTCACCCAGTTCGACCGAGATATAATCGCCTGTGTAACCGTCCATCTTGTAGCCCACCATGCGGATCTCGTCATCGACATCATTCGCTACGTACTTCAAGACCAGGCTGTCTCCCACGTTCAGTTCTTCATTCTGAACAATGTTCGTGCCTACCTTAATATTCCGTTTTGGCTTATCGATATTCTCTGTGGTGAACTTGCGCTCCAACCATTTGTTGAGTTCTTCGACTGTGCGACAATCATTATTGGTGTATTGTTTTTCAAAGATGATCCCACTGTATGCCCCGATTAATGGACTTTCGACCATGGTTTGAATCGAGCGTTTATTCCGTTCGCCTGTGGTTTCCCCTTCGACTTCCTCGTCCCATTCCGCTTTCCCGTAAAGACGAGTAGCAATGCCTTCAATCGTTTCTTCGTCAACAAACTCGTTAATGTTTTTGCTTTCATACAGTAACAATTCACGGTTGCGACCTAGGCGATTATACAAGCGGATATCATAACCGTTAATGTATAACTCGCCATTCCAGCGATTAACGATATCTTTTAAGACATCAAGGGCTTGGTACATTTGGTTGGAATTATTTTCTCGCTCGTTACTATCTTGGGTGTGATAGTCGTGCTTATCCATAATGTCCGTTGTGAATGTGAATGGTGTATCACTGATCAAAGATTGCTTAAAACTATTCAAGGCAAATTGACCGGGCGCTTGTTTAAGTGTTAAGGGTTTGACCAGTTTGTTACGCATATCAGCAAACAACAAAGCCCAGGCTTCAAACTCCACACAATCTAACCGCTTCGTGAGTTTCACAATGCGGAAGGGTTGCATGCCGTTATCTGTATGGGCTGTAATGATCTTATCTTTTTGCACGCCTTTTTCTTTGAGGTAAGCGATTGGAATTTTCCCCGTCACAAAGTACTCGGTATTAATCCCAAACTCGACCACCACGTCATAGGCCTGCGGTAAAGGTGTGCCGTTATATTTGAAATCTCTCGTGTCGCCATCGTAAAGATAAATCATAGCCAGCACCACCTTTCTAATACATCAATTTGTTGAATGCCTTCACCTAGCTGAACACGATACTTGCCATCTTTAGGGATAATGAAGAACTCGCCACGCATGATCCCATTGGCTGTACTGTACTGGTCGAACACATTCTGTTCTAAGTACTTACATTCAATCGTGAGCTGACCTTGTATTTTGCGCAAATACACCTCTTGATCCCCAATGACAATCGAGGTTTGCTTATTACTGTTACCGTACACAGTGATACGAGGAAACATTGGGGCATTGGTGCGGTTCGTGATCGTGCTGCCACTGGTGTAAGTTACCGTCTTAGGATTGTGTTCAAAGCCAAAAGGTTGACAAGAAAACTCAATCTCAATGCGATAACCTGTCACGCTGTCCACCAAGCTGTGGTTCATGTTGACATCAAGAATTTCATAATAGACATCAGGTTCATCGGCCGCCACCAGTTTGCCGCTGTCACTCGCCCACATCTTTAACTGACGTAAGTCTTTTAATGTAGCGGTTGGGCAATACAAAACATACTCTTTAGTAATGGCTTCCCATGCGTTCACGGTTCGCTTTAATGCGCCTGACGAAAAAGACGTCTCAATTAATTCATTTTTCTTTTTAGGATAACGAAAGCCGTCATTCTGTTCGACATAAATAGGAAACGGCATATCGGTTGTCGATACGCCGTTCACTGTTAAGGCATTAATTCTTACCACGTTTAACCCCCTCTCATGTTCATAACACTTTGTCGTTCCATCTGGTTGTTCATCATGCTATCAATTTCACTGTAAATGACACGCCCGACTTCGGTCTTGTCCATTTCTAAGACATGACCTTGAGCGATCATTTGAATCAGCGTTCTTAACAGATCATTGGTTTCAGTCATATCAGCTTGACCACCATTTTGATTTAAGACCTGTGTCCGTTGACGTTGAGTAATTGGTGTGATTGACACTTTCCCTTGAGCGATCTGGAAGATTTCTGGGCCAGCTTCACCCACCAGTCCCATGTAGCCATCATACGGATTTTGAATCGTACCACCCTTAGCAAACTTAGGGAGTTGATCCAGATAAGGTCTTAACTTTTTGTTGGCTCTCGCTGATTGTCTAAAGGCTTGACGAGATGGCCAGACTCGTGATCCTTTAGGTAATGGTTGCAATTCGTCATGGTCACCAGAAACACCAAATCGACCATCTGGTGTTAGGTAGGGTTCTTTTCGACCACCATCACCTAGGACGCGCAAACCTGATTTAGGAATGTAATAAGTTCCTGTTGCGGAATTACCTGTTAACCAATTTACTGCGTTACCTAAAAAGTTAACAGCAATATTAATCCAAGAGGTGTGACCATTCCATTTATTAGCTGCTTGCCCAGCACTATTAATCTGATCTCTTGTTGTAAGAGCATTAGTCCTTGTAGGAATATTAGGCGCTTGTCTGTTCAAGTCTACTGCTGAATCTGTTGCGTTATCTAGTTGTCCTGCTGTGTTATCAGCGTCTGTATTAGTTGGTACATCAGGAGCTTTACTATCTAAAGTATTGGCAGATTGACTAGCACCATCCAACCTTCCTTGTGTGTCGTTGGCGTTAGTGGAAGTTCCTACACTAGGGTTTCTGGTCCCTAAAATATCTGCTGAACCAGTTGCTTGATCTAATGCTTCCTTAGCTTGTAAAGCGTTGGTTGTGGTGTAAATGTTAGGGTCAATTTGATCTAAACCAGAAGCATTTTGAGTGACTGTTCCTAACTCAACATTACTTTCTTCAACCCCTGACGTGCTTACGCCAACATGTTTGTTAACTTCATCGTCCACGTTGTTAATGGTTTGTTCCAATTGGCTCAATGGGCCAAGGTTTTCATTAACACCATTAGTGCCAAAGAATAATTCAGCAACCTTATCATCAGGGATTAGATCCAATTCTTCCGCTAAAGCTCTTGAGTTAATGGTCGCTTCGGTAACCCCATATTCATTAACGGTAACTTTTCCGTCTTTGTCTTCAAGGTTAGTACCTGTCCATTCTTCAATTAACTTCATGAATTGATACTTAGCGTCAGGAGCATTGGTATTAATGTTAGCGACCTTGTCCATGAACTCTTCGTTGTCCCACAAGTCATGTAGTCCAATGAGTTCAATAACCGTTTCATCAGCGTTAGTTTGTGCAAGGAACATTTGAACTTCAGGATCTAATTTATCCCAAGTCCCTTTAGCTTCTAAAGCCTCTTGGATCTTCAAGCCAGCATTGGTTTGGGTTAACATCATTTGAGTTGGGAAATCCAATCGATCCCAAACACCAGCGGCTTTTAGAGCTTCTTCGATTTCTTCGGGAGCGTTTGAGTTAACGATCGCTTCCTTATCTTCTTCAAACAAGCCTTCCCAAACACCTTCTGCTTTTAGCCAACCTTTTACTGCTTCACCAGTATTATCGGTCATCAAAGCTTCACGCTCTTCAAAGTTGAGTTCGTACCATTTGTTTTCGGCCATGACAATGTCAGCGATAAACTCGGCTTGGTTGCTACTTAATTCAGCGTTCTTGATAACAAAATGTAAGTCGTTCCAACCTTCTTCAGTTCGAATGAACTCACTCAGCTTCTCCTTAGCATTACTGTCAAGTTCAGCGATTTTGTGGTCAAACAACATGTTGTTCCATGTATCATTGGCTTTAATCATTTCATCGGTCATTTCTTCAGTAGACGTAATGAAAGTCTGATTCCCATCAATCGCTTGTTGACGTTTCTTATCAACATAATCGTGAACATCACCAAGGGTTACACCGTATTCACCCCAAGCAAACTCAAGCATATCTGTGATTTCTTTTTCACTTTTACCCGCAGCTTCCATTGCTTCAACATATTGAGCGGCGTCTGCAACTGCACGAGCGTGATAATGACGTCTTAGGTTTTCTCTTTCACGCTGAAAATCTTCTTCGGCCATTTTAGTATCTCTAGCATATTGACCTAAATTTTTAAGATCTTCGTTGTAACTTCTACGCATAACCTTTTGACGTTCTAAAGCTTGTTCTGAAACATGCTTCAATTGTTTTTTACTCATATCTTGGAAATCAAGGTTAAACGCTTTGATCATGTTTGCCTTTTCTTCTTGAGTGGCTTGAGTATTAGCCACTTCAATTTTATACATTTCAGAAGTCATCTCATCGATATAAGCTAACTCACTGGAAGACAGTTCTCGGCGATCATCAGCGGCGTTTTGATAGATTCTTTGAATGTCGCCATTATAACTTTCAACTAATGACTTTTGCTTTTCTAAACCATCAGTATAGATTTGGTTTGAATGCTTTAAAGAATTTTGAACGATTGGAGGTAATTTGTTGAAAGTCTCATTAGTTTTATCAATGCTGCCTTGGACACTTTCACTGATACTGTTAGCTAAATCGTCATAAGCTTCTTTAGCTTGTTGCGCCCCTTTTTCAGCATTCTCAGCCATGGTGGCATGGGCTTGGGAAACATTGTGTTCGACTTCATCAAATTTAGTCATGACTTCATCGCCAGCTTCACCAACATCATAACCCCAGCGTTTTGTTCGCTCTGCGGCGTTATAGGCTTCTTCACCCCACAGCTTCCAAGCGCCATATCCTAAGGCTAATGCACCAATAGCGATACCGATCTGTGGAGCTAGTGCGCCAATCTTCGTGCCTAATGTCCCCATTAATCCAGCACCAGTCTTGGCAGCCCCTCCAGCAGCGACCACTTCGTCACCATATTTACCAACAGCTTCTGCGCCTAGCTTAAATGCTTCGTTACCTAATTCAGCCTTAGCTTGTGCGCCACCGAGTTTTCTCGTGAACCAACCAACAGCCTGACTAGCGCCACCGAGAACAGTGGTGATTGAACCCAGTGTCCCTAACACAGGGCCAGCGGCTGCGGCGATACCTACCCACTTAAGGATATTTTGTTGCTGTTCATCTGACAGTTCGCTAAAGCTTCTAGCGAGGTCAGCAACCTTTTCAGCGACTTCGGTAATGATTGGGGCTAGGGCTTCGGTAATTTCAATACCAGCCGTTTCTAAAGCACCCATCATTTCTTCAATAGATCCTGCTAAGTTGTCATTCATGGTATCAGCCATGTCTTCAGCAGCGCCCGTTGAGTTTTGAAGTTCGCCTGTTAAGTTAACAAGTCGTCCTGAACCTTCTTTTAGTAAGGTATTCATTGCACGAGAACCTTGTTGTCCAAAGATGGTTTGCAGGTAAGCTTGTTTTTGAGCGTCTGTCATGCCGTGCAAAGCACCATTCAACTCATCAATGATTTGAGGAATTGGTTTTAATTCCCCTCGTGCGTCCGTAAAGCTGATTCCCAATTCGTCCATGGCTTTTGCGGCTGGGCCAGTGACATTAGTCATGGAAGTCAGCATACGGTTAAATGACGTCCCAGCGGTTGATCCTTTCAAACCATTGTCTGATAGAATACCAATCGCTGCCGCTACTTCTTCAATAGACATACCGAGGTTACTTGCTGTTGGAGCGACATACTTGAAACCCTCGGCCATATCTTTTACTTCGGCGTTTGTGCTGACCGCTGCTTGAGCGAACACATCAGCAACATGAGTGGCATTCTCAGCTTCGATCCCAAAGCCGTTCATCGCAACCGCCATGGATTCAGCGGCTAAGGCGACATCTTTTCCTGATACCGCTGCTAAGTCGAGGACACCAGGCATGGCGGAAATCACTTCGTTAGCGTCAAACCCAGCTTGTCCAAACAGTTCCATCGCTTGAGCAGATTCAGTCGCACTAAAGACGGTATCTGCCCCTAACTGTTTAGCGGTTTGGGTCAGGCGTTTCATGTCCGATCCACTGGCTTGGGTTACAGCACCCACTCGAGACATTTGTTGTTCAAAGTTGATCCCTGTTTCAACCGCTCGTTTACCTAAAGCGACAATAGGCGTGGTCACTCCAGCCGTTAAGGCAGCACCCCAACCCATCATCTTATGACCAGCGGTTTGAAGCCCTGACCCTAGCTTGTCGAAACGTTTTGAGGTTTCAGCTAAGCGTCCACCAGCTTTGATATAAGCTTGCTGTTGCTTTTCCATCTCACGAGTTAGACCAGCGATTTCAGCTTCGGCTTTAGAAGAAGCCACAGAAATATCAGCATATTCTTTTTCAAGTTTGTCTGTTTCCTTGGAAGTTTGAGCTAAAGCCTTCTCTTGTTCTTTTAACTCCGCTGAAGCTTCATCAAGCGCCTGCTTCGTTTTCTTAACTGTTGGCTCAAGCTCTTTACATTGGGCATTATACTTACGCCATTCTTCTTTACTTTCTTCTACCTCGTCAGCTTCTTTTCCTAACTCTTGTCTTAACTTTTGAGTGTTATTATGAGCTTTCGATTTCTTGGCAGAAACTTCATCGTATTCTTTTTTAATCTCGGCGTATTCTTTACCAAGTTTATCGACCACTTGGCTTTGCTTTCGAACAGAGCTGGTTAACTTTTCAACATTGGTATTGTTACCCTTAATTGTTGTGTTAATGTCTGCTTGGCGTTGCTTTAATCGTTCAAGCTGACGAGTATAGTTCTTGACTTGGTTACTCATGGCCTTCATGTTTGCTGTGAAACGATCAGTCGTGCTGCTTCCAGTGTGCAGCATATTACGAGCTTGTTTAATTTCGTTAGCAAAAATCTTGGTATCACGAGACGCTTGTTTCATGGCGGAAACATATTCCTGTGTCCCTTCAGCCGTGATACGAACACCAATACGTTTTAATTCCGACAATATTTATCCCCCTTTCTTTAAGTAATAAAAAAAGAGGTAGACTATAAAAAGTCTACCCCTCTCACTTCGCCATAATCTTTCGTGTTATTATCTTCAGCTTGTTGGTTGCCTTCGACATTACCGTTAGTATATTTTAGGCGAGCGTTGATCAGGCTAGCGATACTGATTAAATCGTTATCGAATAAGAATTCATCTTGCGACATACTAAAGTGTTCTTTGCAATAAGCATATAAGAAGTCCCAATCTACTTCTCGATCTCCGTTTCTCGGTTCGCTTGCTGTGCCATCTCTAGATACTCCGCCCTTGATGGATAGGCAGCTTTGATAAAATTTGTGTAAAACTCATTCGTCATTTCAGGCGTGGTGTTTTCAGCCACTTCTTCCACGGTAACGTCCAGCCCATTGGCGATTAGAATAGCGGTCGTAATTTCCAGGACCGCCATGTCTTCGCTGTCGTCCAGTTTGCGGTTAAATTCTGATTGTGTCATACCGAACTTATCTTGCAACACTAACCAAAGATAGTTATTGGCTGTGTATTCTCTTTCCTCGCCAGTAAGATCTGACTTGAAAGTATCTAACTTATTCTTAAAAACATTACTCATTAATCAGTCCGCTCCTTTCAATTAAACAGTTGGTACGGATCCACCAGTGGTGGCTTCCGCTAAGCTTTCAGCGTTGTAGAACCCTTGATCTAATAATTTTTCACGATCGTATTCAGATCCTTCTGCTGATAGGTCAGCTTTCAAGTAAACGTTCTCTGCGCCACGTAAAGCCAGTGCATAAGCAGAAATACTGAAAGCGGTAATTTGCGCTTCTTTGGTTTCAGTTTCAGTGGAAGGGTTTAATCCCACAGGCTCTAACTTGCATTTAGGGAAGTTAACAATCACTTCATTACCGTTTTCGTCAGTCATTGGGAAAGCGAAACGGAAGAACTTAGTGATAGGCTTGGTATTAAATGCGTATACCCCTTCACCTAATTTTTCAGCACCTGTCGCTTCTTCAGCAAACCCTTCTGGTAAGTAGGCTGCGTTCAAAGTCATGGTTGCGTTAGTCATTTTCCCTAAGTCCGAGTGCAATTTATTAGATAAGTACACAGGACTTGATTCATAAGTTAATTCAGTTTCAACAGATTCTAATGATGGTACGGATTTGGTTGCCCCTTCATAAGTAGGTGCTTCGGTTTCAGTTTCTTCGGTTTCCATAAAATCAAAGTAACCATTACCTAATCCAGTCATTAGGCCACGTTTAGTAGTAGTTGCCATATTAATGTATTCCCCCTAAATTCTATATAATGTTCTTTTGACGTTATCAACTAAGGTATGCTCGTAACCAAGAGCGGCTGGTCGGATATGCGGTCGGGGTGGATCTTTATAAGTTCCTGTTTCGTGGAAGTACAAGTGGAGGTTAGGGCGAGAACCCCAACCCACTGTCCGTGTATAAACAGTCGCTCGATCCCAATTAATCCCAGCGACCCCTTTTCCTGTTTTATATAGCCCCTTAGCTGAAGCTAAACTTTTACTTCTTTCACTAATATCTTCCCCAGCCTTATCTAAGACTTCGGGAATTTGCGTTGCATTCTTTGCTAAACTTTCAAACATTTCTGCAGCTTCATCAGCGCCGTTTTCTTCAATATCAACGTCCATGGCTTGATCACTTCCTGACGGTTAAGAAATAGTGATACATCGAGAAGTTCTCAAGCGTTTCATCAATGATATTTTCCATCCAATCAGTTGTGTATAGACCATTATTCTCGAGCACGCTTTCAATTTCATACAAGATCCCTTCGCCTTCTTCCTCAAGGTCTAAAGGGATTTGCGAGAAAACATCAATTTGATAAAAAATAACACGATTCGCTTTTTGATTACTTAAGCGGCTCGTGTTATTAGAAACGTTGGTATATCGAATGACTGGTGAGCCTTTTGGTGTATAACCATAGGCGATTGGATAACCTAGTGGTTCCAACAAAGTCATAATCTTTTGTTTAAGTGTCACCTTCCACTCACCCATTCTTTTTCTTCTGACATTAAAATTTCTAATTCTTGGTTAGGAAAATCGGGGTAAGCTTTTTCAATGTTGTAATACATCCCTGCGATCTTCGCTGTCATGCCTGCGTGAATTCCTTGAATATAAGGAATACGCACTTGAATATCTAAATCCACATCCAGGGCATGAAACTGGAAGCGGTCATTGGTATTAATTGCTGTAATCCTAAAAGGGTATCTGCCAATCACATCTTCTGTAAATTGGTTTGGGATAGGTGTGTTAAACTTATCGGTTTTCGCCACCTTGGTCACAATGTAAATAAAGCCGTCAGTAAAACTATTTCTAACTCGCTTAATATCATTGCCTACGTTCTTGTGTAGCATGAAGTTTTTCCTCCCTATCTTCCACCAATAGATTAAAGCCAAAGGCATTTAAATCAGGTTTAAAGTTTTGAAAGAACAACTCACTGGCGTTAGCTCGGATATAACGAGCAGCGTCATAAACCAGCATTCTTCCCGTTGGGTGAGTATCCATTTCAAAGTCTTTACTATATGAAACAACGAGTGAGTAAGCATTCTCTAATAACTGTTTGAGTTCATCGTCTGTCTCAATACCTAAGCCTTCAGACTTAACGTAAATGGATTTGAATTCATCAACATGTTGATAGGTAATGTTCTCACTCATCGTAAAAACTACTCCTTATCTAAGGGGGCAATAAAGCCCTCATCCACCAACATATCAATGCGTTCATCAGAAACCTCCAAGTTGACGGCTGGGAATAGATCCCCTTCCTTATACAACCGACCTTTAGGTTCAGCCTTTAACGTATTTGTTTTGTCATGGAAAGCACTCATTACTTGATACTCTTCTTTAATTTTAGCCATTCAGTAAAACCCCCTTTATGCACTAAACTGTTGGCACTTCATCGTCTCCGCCTTCACGGAAACCACCAGTTCCGTTACCGATCTCTGCGCCCGTAGAGTTGCCATCACGGTCTAAAGCATGAGACCCTTTATTGGCACGAGGTGAGAAGGTGTCTTGGGAAACCACTTCTGCGTCTGCTTCATCATCTGGAACAGTAACGCCATCAATATTAGCAAGGTCAAGAACCACGAATGCGTTAGGGTTCTTAGGAACACCAGCACCAAAGAACTTGGCAATGTAAAGATCCATGTCTTCGATTGCTAAGGTTTCTTCATATTTTCTGATTTCAGTTTGACCTGCTACGGCTAATAGGTAGTTTTGGGCATTTCCAAGCACCGCTAAGTTTTCAGGTACAGCATAGGATTGAATCACATTTTCTCCGTAAGGTAATGCTAATTGTTGCCACACCCCTGTCATAGTGTTCTGGAAGAATAGATTAGGTGCTACCTTAGTTTCGTAGGTCACAGGGTTAATGATTAAAGAGATCTTGCCGTTAATCATTTTGTTGCGTGCAAGTAAAGCACGAGGGCCAGCAAATGATTTTGGAGTTAAGTCGTTAAGTGCCACAGTTGGTTTTGCTGGATATACCCCATCAACCGCATTGGATAATTGTCTCATCATACCGATTGGTTTTAACTTCCCGTCACCATTCACCACGGCATCTTCTAAGGTTGCTGACATGGTTTCAGTTAAGAAGTTAATCACATATTGTGCTAACCAGTTCGCCCCTAATTGGAAATACCCTTTAGGTAATGCAATGAAGCCAGAGAGTTTACTTGCTGTAATATCTAAGACCTTGATTGCCCCGATTAAGATTTGGCGAATGTCAGCTGGAATGACGTCCCAGAAAGCGGTTTGTTCTGCTGGGTCACCATAAATATATTTAATCGCTGCTTCCGTGTATTGAGTATCAATTTCTGAAAGCAATGGGTGTTCATTAGTTAAGTCTTTCATCACATCTTCAATGATGGTGGTTGGGAAGGTTTCTTCTAGTCCTTCGATCTTTTGCTTTTCAACCGCTTCAGCAAAGAACTTCCGTTCATGAGTGGTTAACGGTTTGCGTAAGCCACGTTGTGCTAAAACATATTGATCATTATTCATTTGATTGACATGGTTTAATTCTGTTTTTGCGGTTGTTTGCATTTCGTCCGCTAAGGCTTCGGAAAAGTTGGCAAAGGATTGTTCCATCTGCCCTTCATCATTAGAAGCGATTGCTGCGTATAAATCTTTAACAGCCGCTTGATAATTTGCGGATTGCTTATCTTTAAATTTCATTCTATTTAATTCCCCCTAATTTCTTAAATCCTTGTGCGAAAGAGATCTTTTCCTCTTTGTCTTCATTAAAAAAAGCACCTTCCTTTTCGGGATCAGTGCTTTCTTCTTTGTTTTCTAAATAGGCGTGTGCCACCACCTTCGCTAAATTTACTGGTGGGTCATCGCTTTCTACTTCGTCTTCCTCGTTTTCAATTTGATCTTGGTTAGCAAATCCATAAGTTTCTGCATCTTCAACGGTCAACCAAGTTTCGTTGTTCATTAGATCTGTGAGTTCTTCAGTTGTGCCATTAAAGTGTTGCATATAAATATCTTGATAGGATTTAGTTAAGGACTGTAAAGCGCCAATCGCTTTTTCAAACTCTGGAACACCTCCCATAGCGATTGTCATCGGGTTGTGAATCATTAAGGTTGATCCAGAAGGCATGGTTAAATCACCAGATAAAGCAATGACACTAGCAGCGCTGGCGGCGATCCCATCAATGACCGTATGAATGGTGGAGAAGTTATCTTGTAAGTAATTACGGATAGCTACCCCTTCAGTGGCGTTACCACCATAGGAATCAATGTGAATGGTTACTTCATCACTGTCAATCCCTTCAGCCGCTTCCTTAACAGTTTGTAAGGTAAAGCCTTCAGTCCAGAAGCCACCACCCACATCACCGTATAAATACAAGGTGTTAGTCTTCGCTTTCGCTTGCACTTTCATCTGGATCGGATTGTCGATCATCATCTTTAGAAGTTTCTTGTCCAGTTTCGTCACCCCCTTTAACACTTTCAATGTTTTTGGTTAAGTAGTATTCATCAAGTTCAGGAACATCAACACGTTCAAAGCCAGCCATCTCACGAACATCGTTAGGACTAAATACGCGTGACCCAACCATTTTCTCAATAGCGTTCGCCATACTGAATGCGTCAGTGTATTGTAGGCGCATAACATTAGGGGTCACTCGCTTGCCTTGCTTGTATTCCTCTGGTGTGAAGAACTTGGAATTAATTTCCCGAGCAATGAGTTCGGTAATGGGATTGATAACATTTAAAATGTACTGTCTTTGGTAAAAATCAATGTTGGTCTTGGACGATTCCCCATATAGTAATGACGGGTGAATCCCTAAGACCTGAAGCACTTCATCTAAGTAGTGGTTCGAAACATTGATGACCTCATCAATTCGAGAGACGTTTCGTGAATCTTGTGACGTTTCAGTATATTCCAAGCCATCAAGTTCAGGCACGATCGCCACATCACTGGTGGAATACGATTTATAAATCTTGTTAATGTACTCTTGCAAGGTTTCGGCTGCCCCTTGTCGTTTGGACATCATCCCATCAATTTTGACCTTCCCACGCACTTGGTTGGTGCGCATAGCCACATTGACTAAGCGTTCAAACAAGCGTCCATAGGTGTTGTTCAATTGAGTGACTAAAGCACGAATGCGCTCGTTGTCTTTTTCAAAAAGCAATACATCACTAGCGACAAAGGATCGCTGGTATTTATAATTCTTAACGACAACATCAGTAAACACATCGTCCATCAAGGCATACTCGTTTTTAACATAATCATCAGCGACTAGCAATTGGTCGTCATCACTCATGACCACCAGTACTTCGCCATTGTCATAAAACAAACGATAGACAATATCTCGCCAGAACTCTGAAGCGTTCTGATTATTGTTAGGCTTGACGTTAAGGTGATAATAGAGATCATCTTTTTCTCGCTCGTCACCATTCATCACGACCCATTCCACCATTTCCAGTGAGCGACTGATCATGTTTAACGCTGCCTTAATGGAGCGTTCTTGTATTAGGATTTGATCTTGTTCTTGGTAAACAAGGGTGATTTCTTTAATAATGTCGGCGTCTTGATGGCGAGTAAAGTAATTAAAAATGTTATCAATTAAATTAGCTATAGGACTTCCTCCTCTCTATTTGAATTAGACGGATCACCTCCTTAAAAGTTAAGGCCTGCCAATAAGCTAATGTCTGGCGCTGCACTCAAGTTGGTGTCAGCGTAAGCAAAAGCATAAAGTAAAGCCATAAAGCCATCAGTCTTACGTCTGATCTCTTCCTTCTTCTCATAGATCTTATTGCCTTGTTTGTCGTAAGTGACATAGACGTTATTGGTGTACCATCTCATCATGTAATCCTCGCCCCATGCAATCTCATGACTAGCAAACACTCGGTCAACCTTATCGGACACCATGGACAGACGGACTTTCGGGTTCTGAATGTAGATCACTTCAAAGCCAACTTCTTCTAGCGGTACTCGCAAGGTATTGAGCTTATGTTTGTCGACCACAATGGTAGTCAGTGAAGGGTTCTCATCACGCATGGCCACGAACCAGTCCACAATATGATCTACACCAATGAGCGGTTCATCAACGATTGTGAGTAACCCTTGGGTTTCCCATTCAGCGATCGGGGCTTTTAGGGTAAATTGCCTTAAGAAGTTGGCGTTCACAAAGCTATGGTGCTTCCAGATATATTCCCCGTTCTCGTCCATAAACAAAACACCACAAGCTGTAAAGTCACGGGATTGCGCAAAGTCACAACCGCCAATGGCTGAATAGTCTGTGGTGTCTGGATAAGGACGTGTGGCTGCTACCAGGTCTTCACGAGGGATAGCCGTATGATTCATGTCCTCAACTAAGGTATTCATATTTTTAATAATAAATTTGACTTTATCTGTTTGCCCTGAACGAATGCCGTAGTAGCGTGAGCGCACTTGGCGGTATAGGCCTTTTGCGTAATCAGTGCGAGGGTGACTGAACATGGGGTTGGCTTTTTCCCACATATAATAGTCACCTTCATCGTGCATAGCCATCTCATCAAGATCATCGAGTTTACAAATGAATGGGAACATGCGAGTGTACTTATCTTCACCAGATAGAATACCCTTAGCGATTTCCATCTTGCTGTCATACACCCCATCACGGATAAAGCCGTTTGTTCCAATATAGATAGAACGATAATCTTTCACCTTACCAGATCCTGATTCAAAGACTTCCAACTGGTCGTTCGTTAAGTATTGGTGATACTCGTCAAAGACCACCAGTCCGTCCCGTAAACCATCTTTTGTATTGGCATTGCTGGTACGGTATCTAAGGGTAGAGTGATTAGCGAGGCCTTCGATCTGAACCTTGGTCTTACTAAAGAATTGCTTCCAGTATTCTTCATCACTATCAAGCATGTCGTAAATCTCATCGAATGAGACTTTCGCTTGATCTTCCGAGTTAGCCACAATTGAGACGTTGTATTTACGCACGTCATATAAGGGACTAATGAAGTAAGCAATCAAGCCACTGACTAGCCCGTTCTTCCCAGCTCCACGAGCCATGGTTAACATAAAGCTGTCATAATAAATGTGACTGTCGCCTTCCTCATTGATCATTAGGAAGAAGAAAGGAATGATAAACTTTTGGAAATCAGCTAATGGAAAGAAATTAGTCTCAATGAAGTCGATACAATCAGCGATCTTTTCATCATCGAACCAAACATTATCCTTAGATAGAATGTCACGCCTTAGGTGTTTTAAGAGATCTACTCGTTCTTTATTTAGGCGGATCTTGCCATCTTCATAGAGTTGATAATATCTTTCTACCAGTGGGTGTGTAACCATTAGCAGACCTCCCTTCTAATCAATACCATTCATCATCAGCCCATTTATTAGGCTTGAAGTTACCCTTGAATACTCGGTCATGTCGGACTTCATGGCAATGGAAGCAGAGGGTTCTTAAGTTGTCAGGATCGAGTGCATACTCGGGATAGTCAGCCAGTTCTTTAATGTGGTCGACCACCAGTGTTGTGTCAGGATCTGTGATCAACCCTCGCTCTTTACAAAACAAACATTCATAATGATCTCGTTTAAGAATCTTAAGCCTTAAATGCCGCCATTGCTTGCTGTTATAAAACCGATTGCGTTCTGATCGGGTATCAAACATCTTAACCACGCCCCAGCATTCTCGCCTTAACGTCATTCATTTGAGTAACTTTGCCCTTCTTGGTGGGGGCTTTGGTTTCCTCTTCATCAATGAAGTTAATGGCTTTTTCTAGCTTGGGTAATTCTTTGTTGAGCTTGATCCAGATCTCGGTAGCGGGATTAGATTTTCTGAACTCTTGCTGGCCGTTCTTAGTGACGGTGGTCAGCCCTTCTTTACTGATCTCAGTTTCAAGCTTCTTGATATATCTGACCATCTTGACATAGCGTTCCACCTTTTCCACTTCAACGGTATCGTTCGGATCTATGCGAGACATCATTTGTTTCTTCAAATCGGATACTCTCATCTAATCACCACCTTCATTTTTTGACCCCCCCTAGCAAATTTTTAAGCTCCCCATACATGGGTAAAAAAATATTTTTGCGGAATCGAGAGCCGCCTCCCGCTGTGGAAAAAAGTATGTGAAAAAATTCATCAACCCGGGGGTTGTATAAATTTAAATTATATAAAACTAAATAAAAATGAAGCCAGAACGAACTGACTTCACCGTAGACAAATCAATTTTGTAATGGGTTTGTGCTTATCGCATTTATCTACACTAGCATAATAACAAGGATCCCAATGAATTAATATGTAGTAACCATGAACTCTTATGTAGTAACGATGAACTTTACTGTATTAAGTATGAACATTTATGTAGTAAGTGTGAAGTAATGTTCGCGTTTGACAGAATGAAGACAAATAAAAAAGCCGTGCGAATTAACGCACGACTTAATAATATTTATCTTGACAATGATAATTATAACTTTTACTGCAATGATAAATATATATTATAATGTATAATAATAGCAATAAAAAAGACCTATCAGCTTTAATCACTGATAGGCTTAGTTGTGTAGCACCTGTCACCGACCAACAATAAAAAGACTACTAACCACAAAGAAATAATAAACTTAATAACGACAATTATTAAGTCATTAAAGCATGATAGGCTTCTTTTAAAGGTGCTAACATGTACACTATACCATAGACATATTTGTTTTGTAAAACTACACTTGACATTTTAATGGTCGTTACATACAGTGATATCGTAAGTTGATTTATTTAACTTACAAATAAATAACCACCTTCTCGGTTAGAAGGAGGTGAGACTATGAGCAAGAATAAGAAAAAGCCTATCAGTGCGAAAGATCTATTAGACTTAATAACTGCCATTATTAAGTTGATCAAATCACTGATAGACTTAAACTTATAGTCTTAATGGGTGCTAGATTCTCTAGTGCCCTTTGGTTATTTATATTATACCATAAAGAAAGAAGATGACAACCAATGACCGAACAGCCTAAGAAGAAGCGCGGACCTGGTCGCCCTGCTACTGGTCGCAAGCGCAATAAGACAATGAACATGAAGTTTACAGAAAAAGAAAGAGCTTATCTAAAAGACCAAGCTAAACAGCTTAATCTATCCTTGTCTGACTATGTCCTAAAGTTAGCTAAATACTATGAAGATAATCATTAGTCTACATATAATGTAGGCTATTTTTTATACCTAATCATCAATACAATAAAAATGCCTATTAGCGATCACAACTAATAGGCGTAGCACCTTTGCTATAACTAACCTTAAACGAAAGACTACAGATAATAAGCTTAGTAACAACATATTGAGAGAGAGTAGCAAGGTGCCAATAACTACACTATATCATAAATATAAAAGAAAAAGCCAATAAGTTTAGATATACTTATAGTTTATAGGGATTGTCACATCCCTACCTTTAGGCATATTTTTTTGAAATAGAAAAGGTGACAACCAATGAATGAACAACCTAATAAGAAGTATAGTAGGCTATTTTTTTATAGCTTAAGATCAAAAGGAATACCTTGGCAAGCGTTAACCTTTTTAAAGTACATTGTGATAGCTGTATCCAAGTCAAGGCCTAGATCATCTAAAATTGATTGAACGCTTTTTAATAAATCCTCGTCAATCTCAACACTAATAACGGATTCTTTAGACAATCTGATCACCCCCTTATACCCTATCTTTAGTATTTGTTTGACCTAATATATAGTCAATGCTAACGCCGTATAGCTTAGCTAACTTGGCCAACGGCTCATGTCTTGGTAGTGCCCGTGAGTTTTCCCAAGATTTGGCCGACTCATAGCCAACGCCGATTATATCAGCTACATCTTGTTGAGTATAATTCTTTCCTTGTCTTAATTCTTTTAGCCGATCAGAAACCAGGCTTTTGTTAATTAAATCTCCCATCTTATCATCTCCTTTACATATAATTTAAATACACTTTACTATACTATACAATAAATAACTATATATTTAAAGCCTTGATATAAAAGGATTTACACAACTTAATAAAAATAATTTCAAAAAGATTCGCAAAAGCACTTGACAGTTAATTAAAATACATGTTACTATAAAGACAAGTTAAGGGACGGCAAACAAGCCAGCCCTTAAAAAAATAAATGTTGAGTGTAAATAAATTACATATAAAGATAGGAGAATATAAAATGGAACAAGTAAAACAATTAATTGAACAACTCAAAGACATTGACAAAAGAGAATACAAAGATGCATTCGATTGCTTAGAAGAAGCGCTTGATCCTAGCAACCCCGATTACACAATCGACATGTTAAAAGAGGATATTATTTGGGTAATAAAAAGCGCTTAGCTTTTACACTAAGCGCCTTTGATGAGATAACCCTTTAAGAAAAAAGGACTATTAATACCATAACAGTAATTAATAGCGTTGTCTAGTGTTGGTTTGGCCAAGTATGTAATCGATAGATACTTGATACAAGCTGGCCAACCTAGCTAGTATTTCATGTTTGGGTAGTGTCTTTTCTCTTTCCCAATTATTAACACCTTCATAACTAACTGAAAGAAGGTTAGCCAATTCCTTTTGAGTGTACCCTTTAGACTTTCTTAATTCCCTAAGTCTATCAGATACAACAGATTTATTTATCATCATATAAATCTCCCTCCCGTCTTTAGAAGACTACTTTAATAAATATTATCAGATATCCTTTATATTGTAAAGCCTTGATAATAAAGGTTTTTAACACAATAAATTAAAAAAGATAGAAATATTTTCTAAAATTCCTTGACACGTCTTATTAAGACGTGTTATAGTAAAGTCAGTAAGGGAGATAAGCCAAAAGCTTCTCCCTAAAAATACAACGATTAGACGTCTTTATAAGACGTATTTAGAAAGAGGTTATAAAAATGGAACAAGAAATTAGAATTTATCTCACGAACTTAGGCAAATACAATGAAGGTTACTTGATCGGCGAATGGATCACCCTACCAGTGTCAGATAAAGAACTAGCTGAAAGCTTTGAACGGATCGAAATTAATGAACAGTATGAAGAATACTTTATAACTGATTATGAAGCACCCTTTGAAATAGGCGAATACACCAACTTAGAAAGCTTGAATAACTTAGCTTGGGAACTTGAAGACATTGAAGAGTATGAGTTATTAGAACAATACTTTGAAGAATATCCTGATGATCGCTTATACGATATGGATGAACTTGATGAAATTCTTTACGGATTTCCACCAATGGATATCGTTCGAATGGTTCACTTTGGTGATTTCAATTTCAATGATGATTATTTCACCTTTGATGGATACGGCAATTTGGAAAGTGTATCAAGTTATTCAGCAGATAAACACAACGATTATATTATCAAAGACCAATTAAACAACTTAGTTAGTGAATATATTTAAAGAAAGAAGGAACTAAAAAAATGAAATTAAAAATAGGTCAATTACTAGTCGCCTTTGATGAAATCGCCATTAACCCGGAAAAAGATCTACTGATCCAAAGTGATGGATCGGTAGAAACTTACCATGAAAGTTATATAGAAAAACCTGATTCTATCTATGAAATAGACGGAACAACCCTATATGATTCGCTAGTTGATTATGATCTAATCGCCTTAGACGAACCGCACCAAATCACTTTAAATGATCTTGACGACATGAAAACATTTATCAGCCTAATTATTTATGACTTAGAAGAATGCACGGGAATAGAAGTTACTTTATAAGATAAGCACTCACCACCAGTGGAAAGAAGGAACACATAATGAACTACTTATTAACAATTGAAAAACAATACGGACACAAAGACGAAATTCTTTCAGACGGTAACCTTAATCAAATTAAAACCGATCTAATTAATTACTTTATTGCAACTTTTGAAGATGATACCGAACCGCCTTTTTACATAACAGAAGACGTTCTAGATGCAAGACCTAAAGACTTATTAGCCATCATGGATTGGCTCGAGTGGTCGCTAGTAACGGGTAGCTTGCACCTATACACCTATACCTATAAAGAGCCTAACCCATCTTGTCCCATCTTTACCTTTTACAACAATAAAAAGGAATTGAAGCTAAGCGAAATTGTTTAATGATGAGATAGCCTGACAAATATAAAGGAGCGAACACCCATGATGAAATTATTTATAAGTAAGGACGACCAGCCCGACATGAACGGGCAATGGGTCACCTTACCATTAAGCGAACCCTTAGAAGACGAAACCTATCATATAACGGATTATGAATTACCTTTTGAAATTAACGACCAGGTTCGCATTAGTTGGTTGAACGACATAGCGAACGACTTAGAATATTTAGGCGCTAGGGCTTTCGTAAATCAATTTTCACCCTATGACGGCGAATACATTCAATCAGTCAATGAGTTAAAAGCGATTCACCCCGACCAAACCGTCAGTTTTACTGACGATCAAAAGTGGTTTACCTATGATGACGGCAAGATAAAACCGCTGAATTACAAGGAATATCAAGAGACCTTAAATACATACATGCAACACGCAATTGAAAACTATCGCTAGGAAAGAGGAAACAAACATGGAACAAAAGAACATTCTCGTTGAAGTAGAAAATTTATTAAAGCAAGAAAAAACCAAGATCAGCGAACAAGCTTTAAAAGAATTAGATGAAGAAAGAATATTAGCGATTATATTAAATCCTGGTAGTAATCATTTCTGGTTTGAAAGCTTAATATATAATCCAGCACCCTTAACTAATGCCGTTTATGATTACCTTAATCGATTCATTAAACGCAAATTAGGATATACACAATTAAATGACTGTGTTTAAACTAAAAGCCCTACTCATTTTCGAATAGGGCTTTTTAATATTTAACGTACATTTAACGCTTTTAAATATTGTAATAAGGTATTTATACTATTAAAGGGTTAGAACGTCTAAAATCACCCTTATTTATCCTCTGAAGGCATGATAGCGTCTAAAGCTTGCAAGGCATAGCCATGTTGCCTGATCGTCCATTCATAGGTTTGATCTAAGTCATAAGCAATCTCTTTATAGTTCTTATATTCAAAGTAACGCATGTAAAGAATATCCACATAGCTATCTTTATCTAATTGATTGATAAGATCGAGCGCTTTTCCTTTATACGAAAAATACTCTTTAACCTCTTCGCTTAAATCTTCCTCTAGCGTTAGAAGCGCCATAATGCCTTTATCAGCGTTATTCTCTCGGCTGGTACTAACGGACTCTTGGGTATAGTCAACCGCTCTAATGGACGTTATCGTGCTTCTAAGCTCGTTTAACTCGTCAACCTTATGATGGCACCTACGATCTAACCGTTTAATTCGTTTTAAATAAGCCTTTGCTTGAATACCTAGTCACCCCTTTGATTGTCTAGCCACATAATCGTCATCACGCTATAATTGGCAAGATCAATTAAAGTATCACGTATTGATTCGTCCTTAACCTGCTGCTGGTCACTATTAATTAACTCACTAAATCGATTATACTTATCCCCTAACCTGATCGCACTGGCCACCAGTCCGAACTGATCCATTGACTTATCAAAGCTATTGCCATAATCATGGTTCTTGCTTTCGTGTAGCTTAGCCATTTCATCGGTGATTGATTCAAACATGGTTGTCACCCCTTAATCAAGTCGTCAATTGCTACGGGATTAAAACCAACAATAGCACGCTCCCAATCGTCATTAACCACCACGATTGGCACACCCATAATGCCTTTAGATTGGACTAAGTCCATCGCTTCTTGATCTTCATCTAGGTTAATTACCGTATAGTCTAGCTTATTCATATCTAAATAATGCTTTACCATATCACAACCGCCACATACTGTTTTGCTATATACCTTAATCATTATTAATGTAACACTACCTTTCGTTTTCTTTTTTACATGCCCCAGTTCAACCAGCCACGCACAGCATTCAAGCTGAACACAAAATACATGATAGCCATTTGTGGGACACCAACACTTAAAAATAAACACATTGAGACAACATTTGTAACCAACCATAGGATCCAGCTCGATCGTTTACGTTGTACTACTTGCATATATTGGGCAATGATGGCGGTCGCATTGTTAAAAGCGTCCCAAAAGATATAGACACCACCAAGCCACCAGCTCAAGCCTCCAAGTAAAAAGAAGCCTACTAAAATAGCAAAGATAACCACTTGCCAATTAGTCGTTGTATCGACCTTTACTAGCCCATCTTGCCCCTTATGCTTTTGCCACTCTTTAAATCCAAAAAATTGCGTCCCTAAGTAGTACAAGCTAGTAAACATATCGCCATAAATCTTGTTACGTCCTGCCACAATAGCGGCTGATAAATTTTGAATACCGTTAAAAATAAAGTTTCCTTGCCATTTCTTGGCTAAACCAATCACGCCTATGAGCCCTAGCCAGGAAACCAAGTTAGGCAAATTAAACCAACCATTTTGAATTGACCCCCAAGCGGTAATGGCCACCAGTGCGAGGTCAACTGTGCTATTAATTGTTTTCTGATTTTTCATCTTCATCGAATATCGTTTCCCACCCTTTCGCTATATTATTCCAAGCTTGTTGAACACCACTATAATTATGAAAATCTGTACTCTTTAACCAAGCGATAGCTGTGTAAAGTTCCACATACCGTTGTACTTTTTCTAAATTTTCTTCACTTAGCCCGGAAAAATCGATCTTGTCTAATTCTTTTTCTAAAATTCTAATCACTCTTAATCGGCTCATTGGTCTTCCTCTTCCCAACATTCCAATTTCTTCCCATTTACTCCTATTCATTTTGTTACCTCTTTCTAATGCCAAAGATTTCTAACACACCTTCTTGAGTTGCTTCAGATAGTTTATCGGTTAACCACGTTATGCTTGATGAGTTAGGGAAATCATTAATAAAGTTTGAATTAGCGTTTTCAATAACAGAAACAATACGTCCTCGAACATGGTCGTCCCATTTTTCGTTAATTTCTCTATCAATAAATTCATACTTGCTTTCCCGTTCATCTTTCCCTTGAATCCATTCAATGGCTTCTAAAATTTTAATGCCTCTTTTTAAATCATCGCTTTCTTTTGATAATTCAAACAAGGTGTTGAGCACTGTATATTTATTCATATCCCATCACCTCGGGGTTCTCGTACACGTTAGCAATGATTTCAAAATCACCAAAGAACTCTAAAGCTGTTTGGTAATCATCACTTTTGTCAAGGGTCATATAAAAACCAACGTGTGGATAAAGATCAGGTTCGTTGGAAAATTCCTCCCAATGTTGGGCTGAATATTCACCAAATTTAACAAGAGATACTGAACATAGACCATAATCTTTGACAATATCGCCTTCGTATAAGTCAACGCCGTTCATATCTGTTAATCCCGTCCATCTCATCAGGATAATGTCGTCAAAACTTAGGGTATTATCTTGACAGCCACAACCATCAAATGTGTTAATTTCTCCATAGTTAAAATCCATGGTGTTAACGGGTTCCATTGTTTCTGTGAGTTTATTCCAGGCTCTAAATTTAGGAATCATAAAGCGTCCCTCCAATCAATATGTTTTAGTCATACGCCCGTGCTCCCAAAACCACCAGTGTTGCGGTCAGTTTGCGGTAACTCATCAACTTCTAATACTTCGAATGCTGGTAAGGGTTGAATAATGAGTTGGGCAATCTTATTACCTTTGTTAACGGCATAAGGACAAACAAAGCTACACATGACCTTTAGTTCCCCTGTATAGCCGCTATCAATAATGCCTTCGTGTACTCTTAAGCCTGTGTGACTTGTTAAGCCACTTCGGCCTACCAACCGTCCGTAATAGCCGTCAGGAATTTTAATTGCTATCCCTGTTGAAACAGTTTTAGGCATAATACTATTCTCGTCCGCTTCAAACTTTTGATCAGCATAGATATCAAAACCAGCGTCCGTTTCATGCGCTTTAGTGGGCAATTTAGCGGTATTTGTTAGGCGTTTGACCCTTAATATCTGTTCATCGTCTCTCACTTCATAGCCGTTCACAATGGCTTCTAGTAAGAGCTTTTGACGCTGAATATTTTCTTCTTCCTCGCTTGAAAACAACCAGGCTTCCAGTCGTTCGTCAATCGGGTCATAATGATTGTTAAAAAAGAGATCCTTTAGGGTAAAGCCTTGTTCAAAGCCACCTTCGAAACGGTTCTCGATCCATGTCGCCACCACTTGTGGGACAAGTATTTTATTACTCATCTGTTTTCACCTCGATTTGTATAATTAGCGATAAAACTCGACTTCAAGATGGTCAATTTCAACCGTAACTTGATCTATAACGCCCCATTCAGTTCTTCCGTCTTGAATAAAGATTGCGCTATTGAGTTCCGCTTCTATTTCTCTAGCAAAGTCCGAAAGCATACCGTTACTGTCGGGGATTTTTATTTGCTCGTCTTCACTTATGTTAGTTTCATAGTGATAATTAAGGTCAATCTTCAACTTCATCGTGTATCCCCCTGAATAAATGTCTTTTGATTCGGTCTTCGCCCACTTTATCGATAGCGTCTAAAGCTTCAGTTTCTGTTAAAAATAAAGGGGTATTCGCTACGGCATAAGGGACACTTTCCACAAACAATTCTCCATTTGGATAATCGAAAGCGATTATAAAATAGCAATCTAACTTATAAAGGGTAGAATCCTTATTGATTGTCAGATCTTCCAGCTCTTTCATCACGTCTTCAGCGGTTTCAACCTCATAACCATTCGTTAGCGCATCGTGTAGCATTTTTGCTCTTTCTGCATAATCACTTTGATGCAACCAATGACTAACTTTTTCTTGCATTTCTAAGTATTCCGCCACGATCTGTGGCACTTTTACCTTTTCACCCATCACTAGTTCCTCCATTCTGTGGCGACCAGTTCTTCGCCTTGATTTGTTTCAATGCGATAGATTTGTAAAGTGCGCTTAGTGTAACTGTCGCCTGTTATGTCGTATTGACCAATGAGTTCAGGTTCGCTAGTGACTTCCAGTGGGTGTTGGTCTTTGAAGAATGTTGTTAAAAGCAAAACAATGAAAGCAAGCATTGTAAAAACACCACAAGCCGCAAAGAAATAAAGAACAGGTTTTCTGTCTTCCATGTCTGTTGCCTCCTTACCCGATCATTTCTTCGACTAGTTTCTTGAGTTCTTCTTTTGTTAGTGTCATTCTGGTACTCCTTCCCAATCTTGTAGGCTAAAGGCTCGTGCGAAAAGGATGGCTTCGCACTCGTCTTCAGTCGGTTCTATGTCGTAAAGGTCTTTCACCATAGCTATGGCTGCTTTCTTAGCGTCTTTGCGCTTACGGGCTTTAATGCCCACCAGCTTGCGCCATTCGCTCGCTTTTATCACGTTCACGAAATAACCTTTTTCTTCTAAACAAATTTCTAATGTGCCTTCCAGCTTGGCTAGCTTTTCATATACTACGGGGTTGCGCTGTACCTGAATGCCTTCAATAAACACAAAGCCTACCTCGTAGTGTTCGCAAAGCCACATGGCCTTGCGGATTATTTCTCTAATGCGGTCATTCACTTCGCCTACGGGTTTAATCACGTCATAAGCGACAATGTCTGCACTTCCCATCTCCATCACGCAAAAACCAGTTGCTGTTGTGGACTGATCAAATGCGATTAACTTCAACTAATAAACCTCCAGTCGTCCTGTGCTAAATATTCTGATTTTAAGTCACCAATGATGACTAACTTTTTCTTGGCTCGAGTGATTGCCACGTATGCCAAGTTACGGGTATCGAGATCGCTTGGTTTATAAGCCACCACATCCCATTCGCTGCCTTGTGACTTGTGGATCGTTAGTCCGTATGCGAGGTCGAAATTGTAAGCCAAGTCTTGCGGCGTGTTAAGCCGTACTTTTCTTCCCGTTGTCTTGCTCTCAATGAGGTCATAATCAATAATCGTAAACAGTTCACCATTAAAGTGTTTTCCCTTCTTGTTCGTTTTAGCAATGATCTTGTCGCCAATTGAAAACTCAGGGTAAATAGAGGCAGGAGCGTCTTTGAGCTTTTGTTGCTCGTTAGTTTCCTTCACGTCTGCATTAGTGAAAGTGAGTAAGACCTCGGCCCCTTCATCTTGAAAAGCGGATTGGATCGTGGGGGCAAAGACAATGTTCGGGGTATTCATATTAGCGTTTTGTGGAATACCAATAACTTCTTTGCCCAGGGCGATAATGTCTGCCGCTTCTGATCGTCTGTTTTCTTTGAGTTCGCTAACAGTGACGCTTTGTTGTAAGAGTTCAAAAGGTCGACCATACTCGATCGGTGGCAATTGATTCTTGTCGCCTACGAAAACCAGTTGTTGGTTCTTGTAGTTATTAATTAGGCCTTTAAAAAGTGGTGTCGATAACATACCGCTCTCATCAATCACGATAGCGTCACAATCTTCAGGTTTATAAATATAGCTATGGATCGTGCGAACCGTGACGTTATCTTCCAGCTTCTCTTGCAAAGCTTCCTTGGCTTTATGAGTAGGCGCCAGCACCACCACTCGCTGATCGTTCGCTTTGAGTTGATTAATGATATTCGCTGTGACAAATGATTTCCCTGTGCCTGCACCACCAATCAAGCATGAGACCTTGTGCGTGACGCACGTTTCTAGGGCTTCCATTTGTTCGTTTGAGCGTTTTAATAAGTCAGGGAGTTCGTTAGTGTAAATGGTGTTATTCACTTTCTGGTGGGCTGGTAAGTTGCGAATAAATTTAGCGACCGCCAGTGTGTCGTATGTGGTGTAGGTATTAGGCGCTTTATACAAGACTACGCCTGTGTCCTCCAGGTCTTCTGTGCCTAAGTCGAGTGAAACATAGTCACTACTTCGGGCAAGCATGAGGGTGGTCACGTCATAGAACACTCGGGCTCGCCGCTCTTGATCTTCGGTATAAGGAATCTCATAGCGATCGAGGGCACGTTTCGTTTGCTTGAAGCCATAACGTTCGAGGTTCATAAAAGCTTTGAAAGGCTCGATTTCTAGTAGACGGTGAAAGAATTCCAGGGCATTATATTCGTAAGCGGGCTTAGGGTATTGAAAAGCATTGCTGGCATAAGCATAGGTGTACGTTCGTTCGATATTGTTAGTTAGTGCTTTTGAAAAGTCATACACGATTAGTTCTCCTCTCTACAAATAAGTGCGATCTCACGGTCATCCAGTCCGTCTGCTCGCATTTGGTCTTTAACAAGGGCTTCCAGGTCGAGGGCTTCCTTAAACCATAGTTCATATTCAGGATTGGCTTGGGTGTCTCGTAAGTATTTAATGACCTGATAATAAGTTTCGTTACGCCTACCTTCAGGTACGCCATTGGTGAGGACTTCTTTGAGTAGACGCGCTTGGGCATGATCGAAATCGAGTAACGATTTGTTACTGTCTTTAAAGCGAACAACATTCGCATGCTGTTCAGAGTCATCTTCATCAGGTTGGAACTGATCCACATTAACGAGTGTGCCCACCACGGTTGAGATATCCTTTTCGGCTAAGGGATAACCCATGAGTTGTGAGATCTTAGCGCTTGCGGGGTCAAACTCAAGGCTTAACATGTCTGCCACACCCTTGACCGTGTGTTTGTATTCTTTTTTAGTCATGTCTTTATCGGCCATGAGAATGATTCGCCAGCGTTTCTCTCCGTTGAAGTAATACTTAGGGGTTGGATAGACTAGACCAAAGAGATCTAAGGACTGTAAGCGGTCTTCAATCGATTCTCGAGTGTAGTCGCCATCGTCAATATCAATACTAATTAGGCGTTTACCACCAACGTAATTGCTATCATTGCGTTCATCATCTTTGAATACGCCATCGAGGAAATAACAGAGATTATGTTTCTTAATATCCTTGTATTCTTCTTCCGTGTTAGCTTGCGATAACAGCTCGATCCCTTGCACCTCGTTCTCAATGTCGTCTGTGGTGCTGATAAAGGATTGCAAGGTTTCGTTCTCGCTTCGTGCCATTTGCTTCCCGATATAGCCTGTCTTGAGATTAAGGGTGAATTCTTTAAAGAGGATTTTATTAAGCTGTTCTTCCTGTTGTTCGGCAAAAGCTTGCTCTTGTTCCTTCTCGACTTCCAGTTCTTCTTGGAACAATTGCTCTTCATCTTTGTAATCAAACCCTTTAAATTCAAAGGCTTCATCAGGGATTACAATCCAGCGTGCGTTTTCTTGTCGGTATCGCTTGTTACTTTTGAATTGGGTGATACCTAGCTCTTGCGTTTCTTTTAGAATGTTCGCTAATTCATTTGATCCTACAATCTCCTTGAATTCAGTGGGTTTTACATACCATGAATCTCCTTCTCTGCGCCACACCTTACTCATTAAGCGGCTTAGTGCATCCAGTATTTGTTCTTCACTGATCGCTTGTTTCTGATACATTGCAAACATCATACGCTTAGCTGGTTCAACGTCTTTAATCTCATCAAGTAATACATATGGATCAACATTGCGGTTTTTAACTTGGACAAAACCAAGATTAGTGTGAAAACGAAAGCGGTGTCCTTCATACTGTAGGTTCAATGATGGATCGTCTAAAACTACCACGCTAGGTTTTAACCAATCGGTCTTATACCTGCCGCTACCTACAGATCGTGTGGCGTTAGCATAGATCATCATTTCTTCTTCAAACTCATCAGCCACATTTAAATCCAAGGTCTTCCAGGACGTGCTCTCACCTTTTCTAACTGTTGTTAAGTAATTAATCTTCTTAACCAATAGCACTTGCTTACCATCTGTTTCTTCAATAAAGTTTCGTGATAGATTTAAATTAGAAAAGATTGCTATGTCGTCTTTGTTTAAACCCATGGCGAGCAATAATTCAAAGGTTCGATTATAACCGCCCATGGCTAGAAACAAAACTTCAGGACTAACAACTTTCGACATCGTTCCTTTCTTGATTCGTTCATAGACACGTTTCAAATTTTTTCTTGATTTATCAAAAATGATTTCTGCCACTTGCTTTCTTCTCCCCTTTCTGCTATTCTAAGCATAGTAGTTAAATAAGAGGCCGATTTATCTCCTCTGTCCGACTCACAAAAGTTTGTGAAGTTACAAAAGGACAGAGGGGATATTTTTTTATTAATAATTATATTTATCTATTTACTAGGTGTAACTTTGTAACATGACCCCTTATAACGCTGTCATATCAACGACACTGGACGTTACAAGAGGTGTTACAGGGGGTGTTACAGTTACAAAATAAAGATCGTTTTCATTCCGATTTATGTTATTTTTTACTTTTTGTAACACCCGCTGTAACCTTTTGTGTAACATGACGTAACTCCTTGCGCCCCAAGGGATTTGCCCTTGTTTTTCAAAATTTCACAAAGTACCCTTGTAACATGGTTTTATAACTTAAAATGGAAGTTCTTCCTCGCCAATTCCTCCGAACGGATCCTCAGGTTCGTCAGGAACGGGTTCGAATTCATAATTGCGGTACGGGAAATCTGGATTCTTTTTGTTCTTAGATAGGCGTAATTTCATCAGAACCTGGTTGCCTACCCCACGATCACTAAATGCTTCAGCGGTTTTCACTTCATCATTCAATTCAGATTCAGTCGCCTTAATGTCTAGCAACTCATTGAGTTTTAATAAGATACGAGCGTTTTTCTTCTTAACAAAATCTGGCACTTCATCTTCAAAACTTAGGCTAAGGAATTCAATCGTCCCTTTATGCTCGCCTGATACGACTTCTAAGTTAAAGGTGATTTCTGATTGACTGAGTTTTTCATTATAGCGTGTGCCTGCTGATTTCAAGCGCACCACATAATCACCTGACGGTAGGTCTTCAAAATCGGATACGGTATCTTTCTTAGGATCAAAACCTTCGTTCTTAACTTCTTTTAATGTGTCTAGTAATCCCATAATTTAATCTTCTCCTTCTTGTTCTTGTAGTAACGGTAGTAATTCCATCTGTCTAATCGCTTTACGATCACCTAGCAACTGGTCTTTTGCCCGTGTTGATTCGCTAGGTTGCAAAATGATTATGCGTTCTTCACTGTCATCTTTGCTGTTCTTATACATTACTAATCGCCCGACCAAGGGAATGATTCCCATGCAAGCGTCTAAGTTTCTAACGTCTGGTTGTTTCTGTGTGTACACACCACCACTTTCTCTTGTTATTTCCTTGTCCTTTTCATGGGCTAGGAATAATAAATTCTTTTGTAAGTTCTTTAGTTCGCTGATCAGTTCAAGAATGATTCGGTCAAATACGCCGTAATCCTTAAGTTCAGGCATGCCACTGGTGGTTTTCCTTGCTCGTTCATTGAGCCAAAATTTCTGGAAGGTGGATAAGTTATCAATGACCACATTGTCATAGTGATCCACATGCTTGATTAAAAACTTTAGGAAGTTCTCAAGTTCCTCATTAGGCTTGTCAGCGTCCATATAAAGCACGGTAACGTTGGGCAAGCCTTCCAGTACCTGATACATACCATCGACCGAGAGAACCAGTGTATTGCCCTTTAGCGAGCGAACCATGTAGGTCTTACCCTTACCAGGTTCTGAATAGATCAAAGCTGTCCAAGCGTCAAGGCGTTTGATCTCTTCGGCTTTTAATATTTTCATCGATATCTCACGCCCCGATCCTGCTCGATTGTGACCCCATCAACGGTTTCACCCTCGTGCATTTTCAGATAATCGAGCACTGACTTCTTATCGACTTTCGGTTTTTGCGGAACCAGGAAGTGTTCAGGGATCGCTTCTTCATCAGTGACCACCACTCGTTTAGGATTGTTTTGTGTCCAGATGGTGAAGATTGGTGTCTTGATCTTTTGCTTGCCTGTAGCTTCCATTTCCTCTTGAAGGGTCTGTTTCATACGTTTTATGTTTCGCTGATAGGACTGCTTCCGTTTGGTTAAGCGATCGATCTCGTTCTTCTGTTTCTCCATGTCACCTTCCAGTTCGGTGATGACCTTGATATACCCTTCCGCCTTGTCCTCAAACACGTCATTAATGCTGTCTAAGGTGTCTTGATACATTTGATAGGCTTCTGGATCATTCTCAATATCAGTGGTTTGTAGGAGATCTAAGAGGATCTGATAGCGTTCGGATAGTTCATAGATATTCATTAGTTACCCATCTCCCTCATTAGTTCGTCTAATTTTTGAAGGAAATCGACTTCCTCGCATAAATGTTCATGCTCTGTTTCTGGCTCTGCGACATCCATAGGGTTGCCATCTAAATCAGTGAATTCAATCGTGATATTAGCCACCACTGGTTCATAGTCCAATAGATCAGCGATTTTCCCAAGATCTTTTAATCCATGCTCTCTCATCAATTCAATAGCTTTTTCAAATTCTTCTATATCGTTGTATGCATAGGCTTTCTTAGCGTCCATAATGCTGTCAGCGTTCATAATATCGAAAGCGATTGAATTTTCTTTTAATTGAATATCGTTTAAGTAGCTACCGTCTTCTTTATCAATAAAGACAAATTGTCTTTCTTCTCGTTTATTAGTCATGAATCATTTCTCCTTTATTTTTCTGACATAGGGAACAGTTCAACATAATCGTTATCGTCATGTGGATCAGATTGCGCCACGTCAACCGCCAAGTTGTATTCTTCCTTAATGGTTAGCTTGTAGTACTGGTTGTCTGAAGTGACCTTGTCTTCTAGGATTTGCTTCATGATTCTACCTAGCTTTCGGCCATCATCAGTGATCGTGTCAAGATCTGCTTTGCGTTTATCTAAAATATCTTGAGCTTCCTTTTCGGTAGAACAATAATATTCCGTGGTTTGGTTTAAAACTTTAATCATTGATAACAACCTTTCCATTATTTGTGTTATACTAGGAATAGGTTTCAAGAGGGACGACTTTTTAGTCGTCTTTTTTTATATCCAGAACTTCATAACGGAAGCCTTGCCGCTTTGTCCAAAAATTATTTTCAGTGACAAATAGTGTGGCTTCGTCACGATCGTCAAAGCTAAACTCTTTAATAACCTTCCCGTTCTTCTTCTTAACAACAATTGTTTTCACTGGTCGCACCAACTTTGATAAGCTTCTGCCAACTCAAGGGCTGCTAAGATAAAGCTTTTATTCGGGTCACTCGCTAGTTCAAGGTGTTCTAACCATTCCTTGAACCCTTCAACGCTGTCATAGTTTTGACCTTGAATAATGTGCGAAACAGCTATACCCATTTCTTTTGAAACCAACTGAAGAAATTCTTCGCTAGGTTCTTTGAGACCTTTTTCGATATCATTAATCAAGCTCGGCTTCACACCTAAACGCTTAGCAAAACTTTGAACACCATGGCCTTCTTCCAGGCGAATAAGTTGAATATTATCTCCTATGGTTGACAATCGTCGTCACGCTCCTCGCCTTGCATTTTTGCATAGTAAGCACGGACAATGCCCAGGAAGTAACCGTTAAAAAACATGGATACGATCAGTAAAGATACGATAAATGGTGTCATGTCCTCACTCCTCTCTATTTGAATTTCTGTTCGTCCATATATCTTAGGTAATCAACAAAGCGACTGATGATAATGATGGTGGTTCGCTGTGTCGGTTTAATCACACCATCACTGAATTCTGGATTGTGATACATAGCGTTCACATATTTAGCAGCTTGTTGTCGACCAATGCCTTGAAAGATATAAGGAATTTCTGACGTGATACAGGCATACACCAGATTCTTGTCAGGCACTTCAATCTCAGCTAGGTTCATATCTATACTCCTTTTTTAACTACTTTTCACTTCGTGCTATAATTGTGTTTAAAAGAATTGAGGTGAATCACTTGTTTGATCTAGATTTAGTAACCAATGATGGTAAATATTTGCTTGGTTGTATTTATTCAGAATATATTAAAAGACGTAAAGATAACGTACCTAAGAAAACAGCAATATACTTCAAAGACCCTGAAGATATACACAAAAATTTTATGAGTGGGTGGCTCTTAGATGACGTTATTACAACCTGCTTAGAACTCCATCAAAAAGGTTTTATTAACGGAACTCGAGCTTCGAATTCTATATTGAATGTATCTATATCTAGTGAAGCTATTGCATTATTAGAAAAGACTTTTTCAGATAAAGCTGAAGAAGTACTTGGATGGTTATCTAAAATAAAATCAGCGATTCCTTTTATTTAAGATCAAAAGGATTTTGTGTTAAGTCATTAATTTTAGTCTCTAACTCAAAAAGTATTTCTTGATTCTCTTCTCGTAATTTCCGCTCAGCCTTAGTTTCCTCTGCAATGACACTAAGGCTTTTTGCTATGTCGTTTAGTGTTTTACTGATTTCAGCTAGTTCCATAATTAGTTCACTCCTTAAGGTATTTATTTCAAAACTTTTCAAATAATCGTTAGCAATGTGTTTCTTTTATTCTTCTCACCCCTTACATCTATGCCGTTAACTAGCAAACCTCCATTTGTTTTAGAAACCGATTAATGAAATAGGTTTGCCCCTTGCCTGTAACCTTGGGTGTTTTTGTCACAGTGACTGTGCCGTTAGGGTTATTAATGGTGCGTTCTTTAATCTCAAATAGGCCTAGCTCCATACTCTTTTGCGTTGGCATGTTGCGATCTGTCCCCTTACGTGCGATAAGATATCCTTTATCTCTTAACCATTGGAACAATCGATTTTGACCAGTTTCCACACCATTTTGTTTTAGAATTTTAGCGAGCTCTCCAATCAAAATAGACGTGTGGCTCGTTTCAACAGCGTCAGCAAATAATGCTTTGGGTTGCATCTCTTTGATAACGAGGTCTTTTTGTTTAAGTTGCTCGCCTGCTTGAAGTAGTAAGTCAGCTAATGCGTTAGGGTTATGTGTAATGTCGTAAGCTTTTTCATCGGTCATATACGCCCCATGCTTACGGATAGCTGGTAGCACTTCACTAGTCACCCAACGTTTGAATCTCTTAGCGCTTGGTAGCTTCGATTTTAAAATTAGGCTGTACAGGCCTGATTCGTTGATCGCAGTCAGCCCTCTATTCGGTATATTTTCTAAAGTCGTATTTTGCGACGTTAGAACTTTCTTATCTTCATTGTCCACATGTTTTGACAAAGCATCCCTTGTATTTTTATACCCAAGAATTCCTGCTACTTCTTTTCCGATAAAGTAGATCTCATCATTAATAGTAAAAACATTAATTTCTTGGTTATCAAAACTAAACTTTTGTAAGTTATACATTTTTTACCACCTCTTTTTGCTTATTACGGTTAAACCGTATTGTTGTTTAAAAAAATAATATCATTATAAGAAACGTTATACTCTTCTTCTATCGCTTTGATCTCTATAACATCTGGAAAAGAAACACCTCTTTCCCATTTACCCCATACATATCCACTAACACCGACTGATTCACCAGCTTCTTCTTGGGTTTGACCCCGCATGGCTCGTAAAGCTTTGAGGTTATACTTTTTTTCTTCCACGGTTTTTCCTCCTTTCCTTTAGCGTATCTTCAGTATATAAAAGTTAAACCGTAATGTCAACACATTTACCGTAATATTTTAATATAAATATTGCTAATTTACGGAATAAATGTTAAGCTTCATTATACAGACAAAAGGAAAGAGGGATAATTTTATGAGTGAATTAGGAAATAGGCAAATCATGGCTGAAAATATCAAGCGTTTGATGAGTAAACGTAACATTTCAAGAACCAAGTTATCTGATGATCTAGGAATTAGTTACACTACTGTTTCTGATTGGATCAACGGTAAAACCTATCCTAGAATCGACAAAATTGAAGCTTTAGCTAATTACTTTAACGTTGAAAAAGCAGAACTGGTTGAAAGCGAAGCTACCCTATCAGCAAACATGATTCCGATCAATCGAATTAAAAATATTCCGATTGTTGCTTTAGTACATTGTGGTGAACCTAGTTTTGCAGAAGATCATATTGAAGAATACGTTCCCTTCCCTGATCAGTTATTGCCACAAGGTGATTGCTATTTTGTGAAAGCGCAAGGCGATAGTATGAATCCTATTATTAAAGAAGATGATCTCGTACTTATTAAGAAACAGAATGAAGTTGAAAATGGAGAAATCGCCGCTGTGTGTATAGGAGATGAAGATGAAGCTGCGCTAAAAAGAGTGAAGTATAGTGGAGATGACATTGTATTGTTACCTGAGAATCGTAACTACTCACCCATTGTGATTAATAAAAGCAACCCTGCTCGTATCATAGGTAAAGCAGTAAAGGTAATTTCTGATTTGAACTAAAGAAAATTAGGTAAAGTCATTTATAGAAAGGAGCATTTGGTGCTTGAGGCATGTAATTCGGCTTTTAACTATTCTATTTGTTGGAATTGCTCTATATAGCAAGATTATAGATCGCCCTGTTCAACCCTGGCTAATCGCGGCGGGAATCACGTTTATTGTTTCTCTTGGCTTAACCCTTATTGCTGATAACCTTAGTTATAACCCTGACGGTCCTAAGGAAACCAGCTATAAACTCATGCAAGTATTAGAGGTTGAGCCTGATGAGATAACCGTTTCGTACACAGCGTATTTTGGTGAGTTTTATAAAGATTATAACTTTGATAAAAAAGCCCGTATGCGAGTAAATAATGATGAGTCAAAAGTGCTGGATATTTACTTTTTTGATATAGAGGATGAATCAGTTATAGAGGTTCTAAACGACTTAAACTATCCCATTACAAATGAATTGATTGAGACGTTAGAGCAAGATAAGGGGGTTTTACTGAACAAAGAAAAGGAAGTAGGGGTTCTCATACGCAGCCGTCCTTTGGATAAGAATGATTTAAAGATTATATATGATCCCCAACTTTATGAAATTGAAGAAAAATTTTATTAGTAACATAAATAAGGAAAGGTGATTGTGTGAGTACGACAACCAGTGTTCGGTTAAAGCAGATAATGTCAGAAAGAAATCTAAGACAAGTGGATATTTTAGAAAAGTCTAAACCGTATCAAGAGCAACTCGGAATCTATTTAAATAAGAGTCATTTTTCTCAATATGTTAATGATAAATCAAGTCCCGATAAACGAAAGTTATATTTGCTAGGTAAGACCCTGGACGTCAGTATGGAATGGCTAATGGGATATGATGACGTTCGTAAAGAAAGAAATAATGTATAAAGAGCCCAATCTCTTGACTACTACTATAAATAGTATTATGATAATAGTAGAAGGTCAAGGAGGGGTGCAATGAAAATAACTCGAGCTGAATATAGGAAGAAGAAAAAAAGAGCAAAAAGAAAAGACACCATTGAACTAGCCGCAAAACTAATCACAATAGTGTCTACCATATACAACTTAATCCACTCGCTACTTAACGATTAAATTGTGAAGGGAAGTTGACCTTCCTTCCCTTTCATTTTAATTGATTGAAAGGAAGATTGCAATGAATAAAGATAAAAAACAAAATTTAAGGATAACCTTTTGGCTTATCTTATTACTCATTAATATTATTATTTGGTTAAGGAGATTATAATTATGGAAATTTTATCAAAGGAGGAGCTCTACCATCTCATCACTAGCGAAAGTCGCTATCGCATCTCTAAGGAAGTAGGCATCAGTCAAAACACCTTATCTAACTATGCAAACAAAATAACTCCCATTGGAAAGATGTCATTAGATAACGCAATTAAACTTACAGAATATGCAAAGAAGTTAAAAAATAAAATAGATAGGAGATAGAAAATGGCTCATTATAATTTTACGCCTGTTATTAACTATGTAGGGCTATATGATCACGTTAATACCACCCCTTCACATAGAATTACTTCGATCTTAGATATTGATAACATTTCCAGTATATTATTAGAAGTAGGGCTAAGTGCTTTACAGTATACCAAGCACCCTGAAGAATCAATTGATTTTTTTCTAAATGTTTCACTCATATATACTCTAGGTGATAAAGACCGTATCATCCTTAATCATCTATCATATAACATTTCAGAGAAAACTTTGATTGATGGCAATGAAAAGACTAGTTTACTTATCCGATTGCTGGATAATGATTTAATCAAAAAATACAAAGAAGAAATTATTACTTTAGATTTAAAGAGTTCTTACATAGAAGTAGTTGTATTCTACTCGTCTGACAAAATAGAAACTATGGAAGAATATATAGAAGCAAGCTCCGTTTCTAATAATTTCTTATATAAAACAAAGTTACCTATTATAACTGGTGATGACTATGAGTAATAACATTGTTGATTTTCCTGATAAAGATGAATTTCAAGCCAGAAAACTTCCTGAAAATGATAAAATAGACTTGAAGGAGGACGAGGGTATGGATAAATTTGATATTCTTTTTAAGGAATTAAAGGATGATATGCGTGAACGTGAAGAGCGCTCAGAAAGACGATATCAGGAACAGAAAGAATTATTAGCGAATAGCGTAGAAAAACAGTTAGATTCTCACTTTAACTCTATTGATGATCAATTTAATTCTATTAATGATCAATTTAATTCTTTAGAGAAATCTGTGGCAAACAACCGTGAAGAGGTTATCAAAACTAAATATAGTGTATGGCTAGTGATAGTCGGAACAATCGGTACGATTATCGTTGCTGTGATTAACCAACTTCCGAATATTATAGATGCTTTCACAAAATAGCAATTTTGTTGACATAAAAAAAGCCCCACTCTCATAACTTTGGCGAGTCAAGAGTGGAGCTGAGATAAAGAAATATTAAGAAAAAAGCCAACACTTAAGGAATGTTTAATTAAAGGAAGTGCGGTTTTTTTCTATACCCAAATTTTAACATAAGGAGTGATAAAAGTGTGGGTTGTACAACAAAATAATGGGAAATTTAAATTCACCGAACGTTATAAAGATCGCTTAACGGGTAAAACCAAATATGTGTCCACTACCCTCACTAAAGATAGTCCACAGGCACATAATACAGCGAAACAAATCCTCGGTGAAAAGATTCATAAGAAACAAACAAGTTCGTCTGACATTGGCTTTTCTAAACTAGCGCACAAATGGGTGGAAGTCATGAAACAGTCAGAATTAACCTTAGCGACAAAGTCGATTTATGAATCACAAGTCAATGTGCTAGTAAGGAAATTGGGTGACATTAAGGTCAAAAAGCTAACCGCTCCTTTTATCAATAATATTTTATTGGGTTATCTAGATGATGGTCAAGCTTATAACACATTATTAATGCGCTTGAATGTAATTAAACTCATTTTTATCTTTGGATATGATTATGGTCTCTTTGATAAGCGATTCCCTGTTGAGGATCTCAAGGTGCCTAAAATTAACATGCCTAAGAAAACAGCTCTAACAGACAAATACTTAGAACCTGATGAAGCGGAACAAGTTTTTGCTGCACTGGAAGACCGTAACCTGACGCAATATGTTTATTTATTCAAAATTCAAATGTATACAGGGATGCGTTTCAATGAAGCGACCGCTCTATCACTTCCACAAATTGATTTTGACGATCGGAAGATACTTGTTAACCGCCAATATATTTACCCTAAAAGAGATTTTGATTTACCTAAAGGCGGCAAAATTAGAACCACGGCTTATAACCGCCAGTTGGCTGAACTTTTTGACGAGATACTGGAACGCAGAAAGGGTCTGATTAAGTTACATGGCGAGACCGACCTTTTGATATTCAAACCTAATTTAACGCCATACACCTTAACCAGTGCCAATGATTATTTAAAAACAATAGACTTTCCAAAGAAGATCACAACACATATTTTTAGGCATACTTACATCACACGCATGGTTGAAAATTATGTGCCAGCAAAATTAATCGCCAAGCAAGTTGGCCACGAGGATACCACAATGATTGATCAAATTTACGGTCACTTCAGCCAAAAAATGAAGGACGATTTATCCAATAAAATTAACGAAATTGAGTTCTAAATGCTACTTTTTTGCTACCTTTTACGATTTGAAAACTATGAAAACTTGTCATATCAATGGTTTAAGGGTGTTTCTTGTATAATCATACATTATACCGTGAAAAGGGTGAAAAACCAATGCCAGCCCTTTTATTTCTGACCTCTCACATGGCTTCTAAGCAAAAAAGCGAGTCTTGGTGGTGCCAAAAGCTCGCTTATAATCATGTGTCTGCCACAAAAATTGACTAAATAAAAAACGAGTGGGGTAAACACTCGTTTTTTATTACTTGCTTAATTAGAAATGGATGTAGGATGACGCTGCTGCAGAACCAGCATCAACAGTACGGTAAGTCACGTTTGGTGAACCACCGAAGTTCATTTCTGAAATACGGATGGAACCATCTGGGTTAACCCCTTCAACAAAGGCAACGTGGCCATAACCAGAGGCACCTGCAACACCGGCTGGGAAGGAAACCACAGAGCCGACGGTTGGTGTATTTGATACTGGGATACCATGATTACTTGCAGTATATGCCCATTGGTTAGCGTTACCCATAGGACCAGGAACTGGTTTACCTAAGGCATGTAGGCGGTTAATGACATAATAAGTACATTGTCCTGCTGGAGCTAAACCACGTGGGTCAACACTCCCATCGTAAGCAGATAAGACAGTCGCATTGTTTGTGCTTACTGGTTGAGCTTGAACTTGGGTGTTGGCTGCTTGGTAAGTTTGGGCTTGTAATTGAGCCTTTTCAATTTCAGCTTGTTTAGCAGCTTCAGCGGCCTTTTGTTCTTCAGCTTCCTTAGCAGCTTGAGCGGCTCTTTGGGCTTCCGCTTCCTTGGCAGCTTGTTCTGCTTGGGCTTGCGCTTGAGCGGCCTTTTGTTCTTCAGCTTCCTTAGCAGCTTGGGCAGCTTTTTGGGCTTCCGCTTCTTTGGCTGCTTGTTCTGCTTGAGCTTGAGCAGCCTTTTGCGCTTCGGCTTCCTTAGCAGCTTGGGCTTGCGCTTGTTCTGCTTGAGCTTTTTCAGCAGCTTCTTTGGCTTGAGCGGCTTCAGCATCTACAGCTGCTTCTGCTTTTACTTCTTTGGCTGGAGCTGGGCTAGCTACTTCTGCTTCAACAACTTCTGTTTTAGGAGCTACTTCAGCTTCTGCCACTTCTGGAGTTGCTGGTGCTTCAACTGGGCTTGCGCTTTCTTCTACGTGACCTTCATTAGCAGTCACTTCAGGAAGTTCATAAGCGATTTTTTCTTCAACCACTTGGTCTTGAGGAGCTGCTTGGTATTCAGCAACTGGCGCTGGGCTTTCTTGTAAAGCCACTTTCACTTGTAATTGTTGACCAATTAAGATTAAATCCCCTTGTAAACCGTTCAAGTCACGAATGGCTTGAGCAGTGGTGTTAAATTCAGCAGCAATTTTGTTCAAAGTGTCTCCAGCGACAACAGTATAAACGCCATTAGCATCTGCAGTTTGGCTAGTAGTGGTTTTTGCAGCTGGTGCTGGTTTTTCAGCTTTAACTTCTTTTTTATTAGAAACTTGAGGAGTTTCTGCAGAAGGAACGTCTAAGGTTTCCCCAGCAAAGATAAGGTTAACATCTTCAATGTTGTTACCGTCACGTAATTCTTCAATAGTGGTATTAAATTGAAGTGCTAATTCAGATAGAGTGTCCCCTACCTTAATGGTATATTCAGCCGCGTCAACGTTTGGAGCGATAACAGCTGCCAAGGCCGCCGAAGTCAGTACAGATGTTCCTAACATGATTTTCTTTGTCTTTTTCATAATTCTGTTTTACCCCCAGAAATTTTTAAAATTTATTAAAATCTATTTATTCACAATATCTATTATATATGCTGGGGATTTTTTTTGGGTAACAAGTCGATTACAAATTATTTCATTTTCGCCTTCTTAGTGAAAAATTAAAAGCTTATCTTTTATAAGCCATATCTTTTTAAAGAATTATTAAATATTGCTATGGCCCCTTTCCTGGGGTACTTTTTTCTTTAAGTCAATTTTAGAGATAAATTATTCCCTAGCTCTGTAATATTTCTGTAATATACTTTGTAATATTGAAACATTTCCTGTCTTTTTTGCGAAATAGATCGATGCAATCCAGGGCTTTTCCTCATTTTATTTATAACTAGCCTGACTTCTCCTCAATCGTTCTGAATACCTCTAAGTGAGATTTTTCATGTCGTCTTGACAGCCTTGCTATAATGGAAGTGATATCGTCTTAGACGATTAACTCTCTAGAAAGAAGGCTGAAAAGTGAAAACAAGTCCGTTCAAAGCCAATAAATTGCAGACCGAAGTGGCTAAGTCACACGCCCTCTCAACCATTGAGGCCATTGCCGTAGGAGCCTTAGCGGGATTCTTCGCAGTCCTCTACCGCTATTTATTAGGCTATGCTTCCCAGTGGCACACTTGGCTCTTTAGCCAAAATCATTTAAGCTTTATCGCTATAACTATCATTACGGTCATCCTCATGGCTGGGGTTACCGGCTACTTATTAAAACGGTCTCCCCTCTCTGGAGGCAGTGGCATTCCTCAGGTGACGGGAGAATTACTGGGACAATTTAATATGCCGGTTCTTTCCTTATTATTGTCAAAATTTGTAGGGGGGCTTTTTGCCATCATTAGCGGGATGTCTTTGGGACGTGAGGGTCCTTCGATTCAAATCGGGGCGGCTGTGGCTAAGGGTTACAGTAAAAAGCGCCAGACTAGCCCCGAAGACACTCGCCTCTTAATTACTGCAGGAGCCGCTGCCGGTTTAGCAGCTGCCTTTAATGCTCCAATTGCGGCGAGCTTATTTGTATTAGAAGAGATTCATAAGAGTATTTCTTCCTTTATCTTAATTCCCGCCCTGATTTCAGCCATCCTAGCTGACTTGATCTCTAAATCGCTATTTGGTTTACAGCCCTCCTTTGCCCTAAAAACACCAGAAAGCTTTCCCTTAAAACTTTATTTTGCTCTTATCCTTTTGGGGATAGCCTCTGCTGTTATCGGCTATTGCTTTTCCAAGTCACTTTTAGCCTTGCAAACCACCATGCAAAAGTTTTTTCCAAAAATAATTCACCGAGTGATGGCCGGTTTCCTATTGGCTGCTTTAGTTTCCTATGGTTTTTCTTGGATAACCGGGTCAGGGCATGAACTGGTTTTTGACTTTATTGCCCAACCCTTTTCCCTAAAGCTCCTCTTAATCATTCTCTTTGCCAAGATTTTTTTCACCGCTTTTTGCTATAGTACGGGAGTTCCTGGTGGGATTTTTCTTCCCACCTTAGCCATCGGTTGTCTCAGTGGAGCCAGTGTTTTTATGCTTATTCAACTTTTTCTTCCTATTGACTCAGCCTTATTAACTAATTTCATGGTTTTAGGCATGGTTGGGGTTCTAACGGCTGTGGTACGGTCGCCATTAACTTCTATCATTCTCGTAGTGGAAATGGTAGGCAATCTCAACAACCTCCTACCCTTGGCCATTGTGGCTGCCCTTGCCTATATCATCTGCGAAAGACTGGGCCTGGCACCTATTTATGAAAGCCTTTATGAACGGATGCAGGACAAAGCAGCGACAAAACTCACCAAGAAAAAAATTAGCCTGACTTATCAAGTGAGTGTCCTCTCCCAATTCAACCAGCTAGCCGTCAAAGACTTAGCCTTTCCGCCTAGTGCCCTGCTCTTAAATATTGAACGCAAGGGGCAAAGTATCACTCCACATGGTGATACCACACTCCAAGCCCTAGATACGGTCAAGATCTTGTTAGATGAAGACGATTTAGCCGCTAGTAAAAAATATATCCACTCTATGAATAAAGATTAA